CGGATAGAAAGTATTCGAACCTTGTACAATAATATCCATTCTATTTACCCCCCCCTAATTACTTATCTAAAGTAATAACATAAGCAGGATTAATAGTTTCTAATCCCCATTCTTTTAATGTACGTTCAGATAATTTTTCTACTTTTAATACTTCGAAATCTAATAAAAAGTTCGAAAAGTTACTTGAATTGAACACTTCATATTGTGTACCTTGAAGTAATACTTCTGCCCCTTCACTATCAATAACAATTAGGTATTCATTAGTGAATGTATCTTGTAGTTTTGAAAGTTTCATTGTTTATACCTCTTTTTCGTATTTCTAACTTACACATTAAGTATAACATATTACCCGGTAATACACAACCGATAAATCCAGAAATATTCGAAAATATTGAACTTTTTTTGAATTTATTTGCCAAAAGAAAACGCATAAAAATCGCCAAAAATGCGCCGAAAGTGACCGAATACTTCTTATAAACTAACTAAATACATAACAATGCCCAAATCCTTTAGAAACCTTTATACAATAAGAAAAAACAATGCGCGCAGGAAATGCACTTTCCGAACTATCTAATAATAATCCATTAAATAACAATAAATAATAGAAGGAATAATAGCAGTAAACATAAGGGATTAGAGACAATGAGACCCAATTAGATTAGAACCCAAACCGTACACAAAAGAGCACTTCTACAAACCAACTTACAAAACCGCCCAGAATAGTTGGTACAGAAGGGTTTACAAGTTTAGGTCATTCCTGAATTATAGCTAGTTTTTAGAAGGTTCGAAACTTTGAACCATATTTCCGAACCGGTTCGAAACTGATTTCTGAACAAAGTTCGAAAGTTCGAAAACTGACTTAAAATAAGTTCGAAAGTTCGAGAATGTATTTATACAATTTCCGAACATTCTTTATCTGGTTCAGTTATTACTCACTACTTTAGTTTCTTATGTAAATGGTGTATAATATAGTAGAAAGAATTTGAAAGGGGTAAATAGATGACTGATGTACCTAATGGACCTAAGACAAAGAAACGTACTTCGCGCAAGAAGCCTGGACGGAAACCAGTGAAGCAAAAGGCGCGTGTAGAATTAGACGAGGTCATTGAGTTTGATTACAAAGGAATTAAACTTAGTAAACAGGAACGTAACGAAAGAATGAAGCTGGAGTTTATTAGAGGTATGGATGTGGCGGAGATTGCTCATCGTTACGGGGTCTCTAAAACAACAGTAGAAATCTTGCGCTCAAAAGGTAAGTGGGTGAAGTTGAAGAAACAGTTCGACGATGAGAAGTCATTAGTAACTAACGATACACTTACTCAGATGTACGCAGGCTTTAAAGTGTCCGTGAACATTAAATACCATGCGGCGTGGGAGAAGCTAATGAACATTATAGAAATGGCATTAGATAATCCAGATAAGTACTTAATGACTAATAAAGGAGAACTTAGATGGGGCGCATTAGATGTTCTATCTAATATTATTGACCGAGCACAGGCTGGACAGGAAAGAGCTAATGGTATGATACCAGCTGAAGTACAATATAGACTACAAATTGAACGTGAGAAGATTACCTTATTGCGCAAGAAGATGGGCGATGGAGATACTGAGGAAGAGGTACGTGATAACTTTGTAGAAGCTTTAGACAATGCGGCAAAAGCTGTATGGAAAGACTTTGCTAATGAAACAGGAGCTTATATAAAGGAAGTATCTAATCAGGAGGTAGACAATGACTAAGAAAGAAATGTTCATTTGGGGAATTGTTATTCTACTCTTTACTATTGTAGTCATCTATCCTAGACCTCGCCAAAAGGAGCCTGCAAAAGAACCTGGAACCATTACCAACGTAGGTCCTAATTATATAGAAGTAGAAGCATACGGAAGATTCCTCATTAACCCTAAAGAAGCAGCAAAGCTAAACGAAGGGGAACACGCGCCGAAGTATATATTAGAAAGAGGTAGCTAGATGAAAATACATCATATAACTGAACAAGAAAACAAACGCACGCGCACAGAAATAGATTCGCTATTAGATGAAGCTCGTGAAATGGAATATGATTCTTTACTTATAATAGGAATAAAGAATGGAGAGATCTTCTCTTGTCATTCAGCTAGAAGTAAGTTACAACTATTAGGGGCATTGGAATTAGTTAGTCATGACTTCAAAGACATCAACTTCTAGGAGGCCGCATGGGTAGACTAAGAAACAAAGTACAGAAGTTTAACTTCGTACCTTTTAGTAAGAAACAACTTCAGCTACTCACTTGGTGGACAGATAACTCACCCTATCAAGACTTCGATGTGGTTATTGCAGATGGTTCAATTCGTTCAGGTAAAACTGTATCAATGGGACTGTCCTTTGTCCTTTGGGCAATGAATGATTTCAATGGACAGAACTTTGCTATCTGCGGTAAGACAATTCACTCAGCTCGTCGTAACGTAGTTCAGCCTCTCAAACAAATGCTATCGAGTCGCGGCTACAGAATAGAAGATATTAGAAATGAAAACCTATTAGTCATAGCTAGAATGGACGGAGATAAGGAAGTCATTAACTACTTCTACATCTTCGGCGGGAAAGATGAATCAAGTCAAGACCTTATCCAAGGTATGACCCTAGCAGGAATATTCTGTGATGAAGTAGCACTCATGCCTCAGTCCTTTGTTAACCAAGCTACCGGACGATGTTCAGTATTAGGTTCGAAAATGTGGTTCAGCTGTAACCCAGGTAACCCTAATCACTACTTCAAGAAAGAGTGGATAGACAAGGCGGTAGTGAAGAGAATCCTGTACCTACATTTCACTATGAACGACAATCCAAGTCTTAGTCCCGCAATTAAAGCGCGGTATGAAAAGATGTATGCTGGAGTCTTCCGTAAACGATTTATATTAGGTCTATGGGTAACAGCAGATGGATTAGTGTATTCAATGTTCAATGAGGAACAGCATGTCCGGGAACTAAACATAGGCTTTGACCGTATCTTTGTAGCAGGAGACTTCGGTATCTATAACGCCACTACCTTTGGGGTGTATGGATACTCTAGACGTCTTCGTCACTACCATCTAATTGAATCTTATTACCATTCAGGTCGCGAAGCTGAACAACAATTAACCGAAGCTGACATTAATTCTAATAGTACATTTTCGAACGTCTTACAAAAGACTACTAAAGAATATGCTAATGATTTAGTGAAGATGATACGTGGGTACGACATTGAATACATTATATTAGACCCTTCTGCGTCTGCTATGATAGTTGAACTACAAAAGCATCCATATATTGTTCGAAAACAAATTCCAATCATACCTGCGCGGAACGATGTAAACTTAGGTATTTCATTTCATGCTGAACTATTAAATGAAAATCGTTTTACATTAGACCCAAGTAACACGCACGACATAGACGAGTACTATGCATATAGCTGGGACAACAAGGCTAGTGAACGTGGCGTGGACCAAGTTGTAAAAGAGTTTGACCACTGCATGGACCGTAATAGATATGCCTGTCTAACTGACGCACTCATTAACGATGACTTCGGTTTTGAAATTCAAGTGTTGAGCGGAAAAGGTGCAAGGGCGTAAACAATTTAGCTAATAAAGTTGTATAATACTAATAAGGAGGAATTACAAATGGCTAAAAAATCTAAAGCTATTTCTCATACCGACGAGGTCCTAAGTCAGGCCTTTCAAAGTCCCCTGGCGCAGAATGTAAAGTTCAAGAAGGAACTACAAGAGGTTGAGAAGTACTACCAATACTTCGACGGGTTCGACGTCACTGACATGAATAGTGATTACGGTCAAACCTGGAAGATTAAGGAGGAAGGTCTGGATTATGTACCTACTCGTGAGATTCGTAACTTTGTGAAACAATTGATCAAGAAGCAAGCTCGTTTCATGATGGGTAATGAACCCGAACTAACATTCAACCCACTTGTTCAGAGTCAAGACAAGGCGGCGGAGAATAAACGTATCCTATTCGACGACATTCTAAGTAAAGCTAAGTTCTGGCCAAAAGCAGCAAATGCTTTAGTAGATGCTACAGTAGGAAAACGTGTTCTAATGTTAGTATTAGGTAATGAAGGACAGGAGATTGATGTTCAGTTCTACTCTATGCCGCAGTTTACTTACATCGTAGACCCTAAAGACCCTTCACGTCTATTAGCGGTAGACATTGTGTACCAAGATGAACGTACTAAAGGTATGGAAGCTGAATCACAACTCTGGCACCACTATCGTTATGAAATGAAAGCGAGTGCCTCTGAATCTGGGATTGCGGATGCACTGAAGGACGACGAGGAAGAGTGCTGGTTAACCTATACACTAACAGACGGAGAAGCGAATCAGATCTACGTCACAGAAGAAGGTACCACTACTATTAAAAAGACAGAAGCTAAGTTAATCCAAATTACAGATAATTTAGGTAACCCTGTCGAAGTACCTTTAACTGTGCAAGAGTCCGCATCAACTGGCTTGACGGAAATCCCATGTCGAGTGATTCTGAACGAACCTTTGACGAATGACATCTATGGTTCAAGTGACGTGAAGGATTTAATTACAATCGGGGACAACTATAACCGAACAGTTTCAGACTTACGTGATGCGCTGAAATTTAAAATGTTCGAACAACCTGTAGTCATTGACGGTTCAAGTCAATCTCTTAAAGGAATGAAGATTGCACCTAATGCTTTAGTAGACATTAAGTCAGACCCTACGGCGGCTATTGGAGGTTCAGGTTCAGCTAGACAAGCTCAAGTTACTACCATTTCGGGAACATTTAATTTCCTACCAGCGGCCCAATACTATTTAGATGAAGCTAAAAAAGCAATGTATGAACTAATGGACCAACCACTTCCAGAAAAAGTTCAGAACGCTCCATCGGGTATCGCAATGCAATTCCTATTCTACGACCTTATGAGTCGATGCGATTCTAAGTGGGTAGAATGGGATTCAGCTATTCAGTGGATGGTCACTATGATTGAAGAAATTTTAGCTAAAGTAAATGTAGACCTAGGTGTACTGCCGGAAGAAATTAAAAACAGCTACTCTGCTCTTACTACATTGTCAATTGAACATAAGTACCCATTACCAAGTGACGAAGCATCTGCACGTCAAGTTGCGCTAAATGAAGTTCAAACTAATGTACGCAGTCACCAGGCCTACATCGAAGAATTTAGTAAGAAGGAACAAGCGGACAAAGAATGGAACCGTATCCTAGAAGAACAAGCCCAACTTGATGAAGTAACCGCAGGGGCATTACCACAATTAGCCCAAGAACTAGATGAACAGGAGATTGAAGATGAACAAGAACGCTCGGAAGAAACAGATGAAGAAACAAGTGGTTCGGAGCACAAAGACGAACATGACCGAGAAGATGTCGAACGAGACATTTAAAGTCAACTGCGACTATTGTGAACATAAGTTCGAACTGCACCAAAAGGACATCCATGACACTAAGATTGACAAGGTGTACGACTGGCGTTTCTTCGAATGTCCGAACTGTCGGATGCGGTACACTACGTTCGTAGGGGATAAGAAGGTCAATGAACTAATCCGTGACCGTAACACATATCGCCGACAAATCAAAGCCGAACTAGACAAAGGTCCTAACATTAATCAAAACCGTTACCATGCTATTCGTATTCAGGACGAACATGCGGCTACTAAGATTCAGGGCCTTACACGTAAATTGAAGAAGGAGTTGAATATTAGTGAACGCGAAAAAGAATTCTTACTTGTCAAGCTGGGAAAAGGCAATTCATCAGAGGACAGTGAAACTGAACCTGGAACAGGAAACAGCGGTACTAAAAGCGTTCAATGACGCAACTAAGGACCTTATTAGTAAGATAGAAAAGTCCAGAAATGGGTACCTACCTAAGCGAATCTATAAAGATTATGCTTATGACTTGTATTCGGTTATATTAGAATTAGCTACTACCTACTCTCATAAAGCCGCTAAGAATGTACTGGACGGACAACTACTACATACTTTAGCTTTATTAGGAGAAGATGGTCAGAGTACCGCAAAAGACTTCGAACGAGTTCTTCGTGGAATCTCTTTAGTGTATTCGAAACTTGCGGCAGAAGCTGTCGTGAAAGGTGAGATCTACAAGGACGGTAAGAACTTATCTAAACGTATCTGGTCAGTAGCCTCCAAAGCGGGTAACGATATTCAAGAAGTAGTTACCCGCGGACTGGCTAGTGGGATGAGCGCAGTAGATATGTCTAAGATGTTAGAACAGTATGTTAATCCAGCTGCTCGCAAAGTATGGAACGCTGAAAAGATATCTAAAACACTTGGTCCTACTACAGCTAGAAAGTATCAGAACCTAGAGTACAATGCCTTACGATTAGCTAGAACTACTATTAGTCATTCAGCTACCGCAGGAGTTCGATCTTGGGGAAAAGTGAACCCTTTCTGTAAATATGTTCAGTGGCATTCTGTACACGCGCCAGGTAGAACTTGTCAAGCATGTATAGACCTAGACGGAGAAATCTTTCCTATAGAAGAATGTCCTTTCGACCATCCGAACGGTATGTGTTACCAGACTGTTTGGTACGATAAGTCTATGGACGAGATCGCAGATGAACTAAGGGCATGGGTACACGGCGAACCTAATGAGGAATTAGATACCTGGTACAGTGAACTGAATGATCCTACTCGGTACAACGCAAGTGATATTGATTTTGTTAAAAGTTATTAGAGGTTCGAAACTTTCGAATCTCTTTTTAGTCTATAAATAGTCTACATCAGTTTCCGAACCATTTTTCCGAATGGTCTTTATTTATGTTATAATATGTAAGAAAGGACTTGCCACCTTAATGGCTCGAACTTGGTTTCACTGTTCCAAGATAAAATAAAAACAGAAGATTCAGCCGGAGGGCGTAAACTCAGGAGGAAAGAAAATATGGCGTACCAACTGAAAGACCTTCTAAAAGGACTTGATGATGCAACGGTAAAGCAGGTTGAAGATACTATTAAAAATAATTCGAAAGAATTAGACGCTAAGGTATTTATTGACGGGGACGGAGAACACTTTGTTCCTCATGCTAGGTTCGACGAAGTTGTTCGTCAGCGGGATTCTGCTAACAGTTCAGTCACTGAACAGAAAGAGCAACTAGAGAAGCTAGCTAAACAAGTGGAAGATAATAGCGATGCGCAGGCTACCATTCAAACACTTACGCAGAAACTAGAAGCTCAATCAGCGTTAGCTAAGAATGCTATTTTAGAGTCACGGTTGACACCATTGATTCAGAACTCCATTGCTCCAGCCTCTGACATTTTAGGGTTCATGGACTTATCTAAAATTACAGTCAACGACGACGGTAAGGTAGAAGGTCTAGAGGACCAACTGAAAGTGGTACAGGAGTCTAAGAAATACTTATTCAAAGACGTAGAACCTCAACCCGAACCAGAAGGTTCACCGGAACCGGGTAAGGCGGGTACAGGTAACCCAGGTAACTCAGGTCGATTAGGTTCTAGTCCTACACCTCCAAAAGAGGTTGGGGCCTTTGGTAAGCAACTGGCGGCCGCGGTGGGTAAAGTCCAAGCGGATCAATCAGAAACTACTTCATTCTTTAAATAATAGGAGGAAAGCTCATGCCAAATGTGCGTGTTAAGACTACTGATTTAAATCAGACCACTCGCAGTATTGTAGCAATTCCGGACCACTATGTAGCATTTTCAGCTCAAATTCCGGCTACTGCTGCTACGGAAGTAAACGGTAAGAAATACATCTTAGCGGGTACTACTGTTACTAATGCGACTACACTAGATGGTCGTTCAACCGGTCTTCAGGTTACTCAAGCAAGTGAACAATTTGACGGTGTAATCTTTACAGACCAAGAAGTTTATCCAGGCGAAGAAAATGTAACTGTTACAGTTCTCGTTCATGGATTCGTTAAGTACGCTGCGTTGCAAAAAGTAGGAGGAGCAGTACCTACTTCTAAGAACGCTATGATTTTAGTTGTAAAATAGGAGGCTAATGAATGAACATTTATGACTACTTAAATGCTAATGAGGTGGCAAGCTATATTCAATCTTTGCCTTCTAATGCATTACAATACCTCGGACCTCAATTGTTCCCTAATGCCCAACAAACTGGTACAGATATTAGCTGGTTGAAAGGTGGGTCTAACCTTCCTGTAACAATTCAACCATCTAACTACGATGCTAAGGCTAGCATCCGTGAACGTGCTGGGTTCAAAAAACAAGCAACAGAGATGGCATTCTTCCGTGAGTCTATGCGACTTGGTGAAAAAGACCGTCAAAACTTGCAACTTCTTTTGACTCAAAGTGTCGGACTTGCCCAACCTATCATCACTCAACTCTACGACGATACTAAGAATTTAGTAGACGGCGTAGAAGCTCAAGCAGAGTATATGCGTATGCAGTTGCTTCAGTACGGTAAATTTACTGTTAAATCTACCAACGCAGAAGCACAATACACATATGACTACAATATGGATGCTAAACAGAAGTACACTGCTGCCCAAGTTTGGACAGATCCTACTAAATCTGATCCAGTCAAAGACATTCTTGCTGCGATGGATGATATCGAAGATCGTACAGGTGTACGTCCTACTCGTATGATCCTGAACCGTAAGACATACAATGACATGGTTAAGAGTGAATCTATTAAGAAAGCTCTTGCTATGGGTGTACAAGGTGACTGGAAGAACTTGATGCTCCTTCCTGCGGATGCTGAACAATTTGTAGCAGCTAAGACTGAACTTCAAATTGCAGTATATAGCAAGAAGATTGCCCAATTCGCTTCAGCTGACAAACTTCCTGACTATGGAAATATTCGTCAATTTAGCCTAATTGATGACGGTAACGTAGTACTTCTACCTCCTACTCCAGTAGGTCATACATGGTACGGAACTACTCCAGAAGCGTTCGACTTGTCTACAGGTGGCTCAGCCGCTCAAGTTCAAGTACTCGCTGGAGGACCTACGATTACTACATTTAAGGAAACTCATCCAGTTAACGTGGTAACCGTAGTATCTGCTGTAATGATTCCATCATTCGAGGGTATTGATTACGTAGGTGTAATTAAGACGAACTAGGAGGATTCGATATGGCAGTTCTAAAATCAGTTACTTCAGTAATTGTACAGGGTTCGGTAGTTCACGCAGGTACCACTTTTGAGTGTCCAGATTCTTTAGCCGATTCACTTATTCAACGTGGTTTCGCTTTCCCGATTCAGGAGGCAGAGCATGTAAAAGAGGCGGGTTCAGTTGAGACTTTATATCAAAATGATACAAATGGAATTCAACCAACTGACCCGTCACCACTTGATGCACGTGACGCGGAAATTGAAGTTATGCGTAAGGAGTACGCCGGTATGAAAGTCGGAGAACTTTTAGAACTGGCCGAATCCAATGGTATTGATACTACGTCTTTGTCTCGTAAAAGCGAGTACATTGACGCACTTATTCACTACGAGTTAGGAGAGTAAAATGGCTAAAGAAGCGGATATTGAATTAGTTAAAATTAATACTGATAATGTCAATTCGGTAAATCCATTAACTGATGAGCAGATTTCCGCTCTACTTGACCAACATAAGTCAGTGGCTTATGTAAGTTACAAGATTTGCCTTTTGAATACTCGAAATGATGCTGTAACACTAGGACCTATTAAGCTTCAAGGGGACGCTGATTACTGGAAGAGTATGGCTCAGTTATTCTATGACGAGTACAAACGTGAACAGGAAGAAGCTGAATTTAAAGCTAGTTCTGGGTCCACTATTTTAATGAGAAGGGCGGATGGCGCATGACATATAACTTGAACTATTTTAGGTCACAGGTTCGTCGTGTTATAGACACCGCCCCTACTCATGTTACTATTACTAGAGATGTCTGGGTGTCGGACGGTTACGGTGGACGGAAGCGGGATACTAAAGGAGGTATCGTACGCAGTGACTTACGTTGCGTATTTGACAACGCTTCGTCCCCGAACCTATCCGTTAACGCAAGTGACGGAGGACGAGTATTATCACAGAACTCTATTAGGTTATTGGTTCTATGGGAACAGGGATTAGACATTCGGCGAGATGATACAGTTACTATACTTGTATCCGACCGGAAGTACCGAGTTACTGAAGTCAATAACATATTAGAACAGAACATTCTACTCGAGGTTAAACTGGAGGTTAAGGACTAATGGCTGAACTAGTTTATGATGTAGATTCCTTTGTAGCGGAGTGCATTAAATACCGCAGTAAGATTGAAGTTTCAATTCTAACACTAGCGGAAATTGCGGCTACTAAGATGGAAGCTTACGCAAAAGCTAACGCACCTTGGACTGACCGTACAGGTAACGCACGTCAAAAGTTAGCGGGTTCAGCAGGGTTTGTAACCCAAGACCAAGTAATGATTGTAGTGGCCCATCATATGTCCTACGGTTACTGGCTAGAATTAGCGCATCAAAGACGATTTAAAATCTTAGAGGAATCTATAGAGGAGAACGTCGAAGAGCTTTATCGCTCATTAAGAAGATTATTGAGTTAGGAGATAGTATGACTAAACGAACTACTATGATGGACAGGTTAAAAGAAATCCTTCCAACTTTTCAACCAGCAGCCCCTCCTACCTTTTTAAGTCTAGGTAACCCTACACCAGACGAGCAGGAAGAACGGCCAGATGACTATATCGTATTAGCGTACAGTCACCGACTACCGAGTCAGACTAATCGTTTGGGAAGTTTTGCCTATTGGAAGGTTAAAATTTACGTTCACGCAAATTCAATTATTCCAATTGACCAGTACGGGGTACAGGTTCGAAGACTTATCAATGAGATGGGATACGAAATTACGTACGCCGAGACAGGTGACTATTATGATGTAACTTTAGAACGTCATAGAATGGAAATTGAATACCGAATACCGCAAGGAGGAATTGCATAAATGAGTAAAGATATTCTTTACGGGATTAAGTACGTAGAAATTGAAGAACTAGACCCTAAGACTCAGCTTCCTAAAGTTGGTGGAGTTAAGTTCGCAATGGATACGGCAGAAACTGCTGAACTCGAGGCTGTTACATCTGAAGGTACTGAAGACCTTAAACGTAACGATACTCGTATTTTAGCTATTGTACGTACTCCAGACCTTTTGTACGGATATAACCTCACATTCAAGGACAATACATTCGACCCAGAAGTCATGGCTTTGATTGAAGGTGGTACAGTTCGTCGTCAGGGTGGAGCTATTTCTGGATACGATTCACCTATGTTGGCCTCAGGTGCCGCTAACATGAAACCATTCCGGATGACCTTGTATATCCCTAACTACGTAGGGGATTCAATTGTAAACTACGTAAAACTTACGCTTAACAACTGTACAGGTACAGCACCTGGTATGAACGTAGGTAAAGAGTTCTACGCACCTGAATTTACAATCAAGGCACGTGAAGCTACTAAGGCTGGACTACCTATCAAAGGTATGGAATATGTAGCTGAATTACCTGCTGTACTTCGTACAATTTCATTCGACTTGAACGGTGGTACAGGTACCGCTGACGCACTTCGAATTGAAACAGGTAAGAAGATTACACCTAAACCAGCTGACCCTACTGGACCTAGCGGTAAACAGTTCAAAGGCTGGAAAGTATTAGGTGATTCAACTGTTTGGGACTTCGATACTATGAATGTACCAGACCGCGATATTACACTAGTAGCCCAATACGGCGACTAGATTTAAAGGAGGACAACTACTATGACATCAGTTAAGATTATCACCGCAGAAGAATTTAAGAATCGTTCGTTCCAAATTATCCAGATTCCTGGATTTACTCCAAAGGATGAACCTATTCACATTCAAATCCGAACCACAGGTATCATGGCCTTACTCGCTAATGGGCGTATCCCTAATACATTGTTAGGTAAGGTAACTGAACTTTTCGGTGAGGATACTAAAGCGGGATCAGCTACTAACGTTACCGCAGGAATTACAGATGAAGTGAAGAAACAAGCACTAGCTAAACTTAGTTCATCTGATTCCGGTGTGAAGGATATGGCTGAACTTCTTCGAGTATTCGCAGAAGCTTCAATGGTTCAACCTACATACGCAGAAGTAGGTGAGTACCTAACGGATGAGCAGTTGATGACCATCTTCGGAGCTATGTACGGAGAGGTTCAAGAAGCTGAATCCTTTCGTAATGTCAAGGGAGATGACTAATGTCATAGCAGTGGCTAGCGAATTTCATATCCGTCCTAGCGAGGTTGCTGGGTTTCAGACCGATATTGGAAAATATTGTTTCGATACCGCGGCAGTCGCCTATATTAGATACTTAGCCGACGATAAACAACCTCGGTATCCGGAAGATGAAAAGAGCAATCCGGGTCTTCAAACGTTACTAGGGTGAACCTTTTCGGTCACCCTTATTTTATTGATGAAAGGAGTTTAAATGGATTTAGGTACTATTGCCGCAAAGATGACACTAGATATCTCCAACTTTACCTCCCAGCTAAATTTAGCTCAAAGTCAGGCCCAACGACTAGCCGTTGAATCCTCGAAAGCGTTTCAAATTGGTTCATCTATGACCTCCATGGGTAAAACGATGACTAAAGCAGTCACGTTACCTCTATTAGCCATGGCGGGACTTTCCGTCAAGGTAGGTAACGAGTTTCAAGCTCAAATGTCCCGTGTACAAGCAATCGCCGGCGCTACTGGAAATGAGCTAGACAAGATGAAACAACAAGCTATTCAATTAGGTGCTAAGACTGCGTTCAGCGCTAAAGAAGCTGCTCAAGGGATGGAGAACTTAGCGTCAGCCGGTTTCACTGTAAATGAAATCATGAACGCCATGCCGGGTACGTTAGACCTTGCGGCCGTGTCCGGAGGGGACGTAGCCCAAAGTGCAGAAGCTATGGCTAGTTCCCTACGAGCGTTCGGACTTGAAGCAGATCAAGCTGGACACGTAGCAGACGTATTTGCTAGAGCCGCCGCAGACACTAACGCAGAGACTGTAGACATGGCGGAAGCTATGAAATATGTAGCTCCGGTAGCCCACTCTATGGGACTAAGTTTAGAAGAAACTGCGGCGTCTATCGGTATCATGGCGGACGCAGGTATTAAAGGTTCACAAGCGGGTACGACACTCCGTGGAGCCTTGTCCCGTATTGCTAAACCTACTAAGGCTATGGTTAAATCCATGGACGAATTAGGTGTATCGTTTTACGACGCTAACGGGAAAATGGTACCTCTTCGTGAACAGATCGGTCAGCTGAAAAAGGCTACTGCGGGCTTAACACAAGAGGAACGTAACCGACACTTAGTTACATTGTACGGTCAACAGTCCCTTTCGGGTATGTTAGCGTTGCTAGACGCTGGTCCTGAGAAACTGGACAAGATGACTAATTCGTTAATCAATTCAGATGGTGCGGCTAGGGAAATGGCGGCTACCATGCAGGATAACTTAGCAAGTAAGATTGAACAAATGGGAGGAGCTTTCGAGTCAGCCGCCATTATCATTCAACAAATCCTTGAACCAGCGTTATCTAAATTAGTAGGATGGATTACGAAACTCATTGAAGGGTTCGTAAATATGTCACCATTAGGTCAGAAGATGGTAGTCATTTTCGGGACAATGGTCGCGGCGTTAGGTCCATTACTACTAATATTCGGTACTGTTATTAGCACTATTGTTAAGGTTAAGACCGCAATTCAATTCTTAGGAGCTGGATTTGCCGGAACTATGGGAACAATAGCCGCAGTAATTGGTATCATTTACGCACTCGTAGCCGTGTTCATGATTGCGTATACCAAGTCTGAAACATTTAGGAACTTTATTGACAAGCTTTGGCCTTCTATTAAAAATGGGTTAGGAGTAGCCGCTCAATGGGCAGCTGAAAAACTCAAGGTCTTATGGGAATGGTTACATCAAGCTGGTCAGAAAGCTAAAGAGTTCGGACAAGCAGTTCGAGATAAAATTGGCGAACCTTTGAAACACTTCTCCGAAAAATTAGGTGTAGCCGGTGACTCTATTAAGGGATTCATTGGCGGAGTACTTGAAAAGATGGGGGGAGCGTTCGGTAAGATTGGAGGAGTCGCATCCCTCGCCGTATCTGCGATTACCAAATTTGGATTAGCGTTTCTAGGAATTACAGGTCCTATTGGACTAGCTATTAGTTTAGTAGTATCATTCCTAACGGCGTGGGCTAAGACTGGAAGTTTGAACGCAGACGGTATCCGTCAAGTGTTCGATAACCTATCTACTACTATTCAGAATGTAGCAGACGCTATATCTAAATACTTACCACAGTTCGTGCAAAAGGGAACTGAAATTTTAGTTAAAATTATTGAAGGGATTACTAAGGCTATTCCACAAATCACACAGACTATTAGTCAGGTGATAACAGCTATTACCCAAACACTAGTTTCGGTTCTACCGCAATTAGTTAGCGCAGGGATGCAGATTTTAACTACACTTATTCAAGGTATTTCGCAAGCCTTACCTCAGATTGTACAGGCTACGGTACAGATTATTACCACGTTACTTAACGGCCTAATACAAGCCCTACCTCAGTTAATTGAAGCCGGTATCCAAATTATACAAGCTCTTATCGGGGCTATTGTACAAGCATTACCGTCTATTGTAGAAGCCGCGGTACAGATTATGATGGCCCTAATTAACGGTATTGTACAGGCTTTACCTACGTTAATCGAAGCAGGTCTTCAGATTATCATGGCCCTCATTCAGGCTATTGTCGATAATTTACCGCAGATTATTGACGCAGGTATTCAGATGCTAACAGCGTTAATTCAAGGACTTATTCAGGTACTTCCTCAGTTAATTGAAGCCGCTATTCAAATCCTAACAGCGTTACTGGAGGCGTTTATTAACGCACTTCCTCAACTAGTTGACGCAGGGGTTCAGTTACTTACATCTCTACTTCAAGGGTTCATTAGTGTACTACCTCAACTACTTCAAGGTGCTATTCAGATTCTAGCGTCCCTACTATCTACCATTTTAAGTCATTTACCTCAATTACTTCAAGCAGGGGTTCAGTTACTAACTTCATTAGTAAGTGGTATCCTGTCAGTACTAGGTTCACTCCTATCTACTGTCGGAAGTATGATGGGTCAGATGATTAGTAAGATTGGTTCATTTGTAGGACAGATGTTGTCTTCGGGGGCTAAATTACTGACTAGCTTCATTAGCGGTATCGCCGGTAAGATTGGTTCAGCTGTTGGTAAGATTGCTTCCATGGGTAGCCAAATGATTTCTAAAGTAGGTTCGTTTGTAGGCCAAATGGCGTCAGCTGGTAAGAACTTCGTAATGGGATTCGTTAACGGGATTTCCGGAGCTATTGGAGCCGCTGCTAACGCCGCTGCAAACATGGCTAAAAGTGCGTGGAACGCCGCTAAATCCTGGTTAGGGATTAAGTCACCGTCTCGTAAGATGATGAAAATTGGTAAGTATACTGGAGAAGGTTTCGGCCTCGGTATTACTAACATGATTCGAACTGTACGAGATAATGCGAGAGAAATGGCGGAAGCTGTATCCGATGCGTTAAGTGATATTACGATGGATGTTCAGGATAATGGTATCGTTGACAAAGTTAAAGATATCTACGGTCATGTGATGGACCAGGTACCTGATACACTTAAAGGACCTCAATTAGGTCTAGTTGAATCAGCTGCTACTGCACCTACGGTAGATTTGTATAAGATTAACCAACGTCCTGCAGATTCTAATGAACCTAAGGACGGCGGTGAGTCATCTGGAGGTAACATTACTATCGGAACTATCATTGTTCGTAATAATGATGATGTAGACAAATTGTCCCGCGGACTGTATAATAGAAGTAAGGAAACGTTATCCAGTATGGGTAACATTGTAACACCTTAGAAAGGAAGACTAAATGGCGAATAGAGATACTATTTTAGTGGACGATATCGATTTATCTACTAAAGGAGTAACTATTTTAGAATATTCGGGAATTAGCTTCGCAGCTCTAAAGGACGGAGGATTTAAAAATCCGGAAGGTATTGACGGGGTACTCGATTCCCCGTCTACTGCCTTTTCTGGACTAACTGCCTCTATTACAGTTCTAATTGAGGGCGAAAGTGAAAAGCATGTGAACGCTACTTATCGGGAATTTAAACAATTCATTAGAAGTCGATCTTTTTGGAAGATTTCCACAAAAGAGGATCCGGAGTTTTTCCGATATGGTAAGTTCCTGGGGGAAAGTGAACCAGGTGTACTGACAGACGTTCCAATCTTTGCGCAAGCTCACCTTATTACTAAAATAGGTATTCAATTTAAAGATGGTTACGAATATTCTAAGAATGTAATTACCGGACAGTATAGCTATACTTCGGGTATTAACGGTCACGAGATTACTAATCCCGGTAGACCTACAAGACATTTCGAAGTAGAAATTAGTACTACCCAACGTCTTCCAGGCTACATTCGAATTGAATGTATTGGACACGGTTCAGTAGAGTTCGGTACTAATTCAATTATGCTTGACCCTGGAAATCGAATTAAGTTCAACTTTGGAACGTTCGAACTACTTCAATTAGCTATTAACAATAATGTTAAGAACATTTTCGGGTATTTAAAAAATGCGCAATTCTTTAAAATTCCTTCAGGAAAATCAGTACTTAGAATTAGTTACCGAACCAGTGATACGGCGACATGGACGACGAATCTTCCATTCCAGGTCCGTTATTCGCTGTCCCCGTCCTATTACTAAGGAGGTGCTAAATGATTGATAATAATTTAGTCATGACTCCTATTCCGGATAGCCTTCTTTACGTATATGACCAGAATTTCAATCTACTTGGCGCTAGTGTAGAGTGTTTCCATAAGCACTACGAGGACGAAATCATTACTCGTTCGAAAGGTAAGGAAGTACTTACGTTCGAAGCAGTAGAGACTTCATCTATCTATCAGCACTTAAAGACTGAAAATGTAGTCAAATTCGGTGAAAGATGGTTCCGTATTAAGTTTGCGGAAGATGACAGTTCAGCTAAAGGGCTAACTAAATTTACCTGTTATGCGTTATGGTACGAATTAGCTGAAGGGCTACCGACCCCTATTAGAATGGTAGGGAGTACGGTTCGAGCTGTTGCGGAAGCTATTACTAAAGATTTTGGCAAGTGGGTAAAATTAGTCATTCCTACAGACTCGGGTAACCGACCTGTACGGTCCATTACCTTAAAGGAAAATTCTGGACTATATAAACTTCGGTATTTAGCTAAACAGTATAACATGGAGCTAACATTCGGGTATGAAGAAGTATTTGAACAGGAGCTTCGATATGTTAAAACTGTCGTAATTATTCAGCAGTACACTGAATCTAAAATTGATTATCCTTTAGTAGTTGAAGAGAACCTGAACCATATCGTACGAGCGGAAGATTCCCGTAACTTATGTACGGCTTACAAGTTGACAGGTAAGGGGGAAAACGACGACGAGGAACTCACCTTCGCAAGTATTAACCACGGAAGTGACTACCTAATTGATGTGTCCTGGTTCACTGAGCGTCAGATGCGTCCTAGATACATTCCTAAATCTAAGCACGATGATCGCTTTAAGATTAAACAAAGTATGCTGGATGCGGCTAGAGCTTATTTAGATGTATACGCTAAGCCGTTAGTTACATATGAAGCGTCAGCAATTCTGTACGATAAGGTACCTGACTTACATCATAGTCAATTAGTAGTAGACGACTTCTATAAGCTGAACGAGTGGCGTAAGGTTACTGCCCGTTCGGTAGACTATGATGACTTATCGAACTCCCAGATTACCTTCGATGATCCTAGACGCGATTTAATGGACCTAATTAACGACGACGGGGACGGAGCAATTTCTTCCGGTAACGAGGAGCAGTCTCACGTAGTCATTAGGTACGCTAATGACATTTTAGGTACAGGGTTCAATACCGAGAACGGTAAGTATATCGGTGTCCTAACTACTACAAAACGTTCGGAAGATTTAAAACCTGACGATTTTACGTGGGTTAAAATTGAAGGTCCAGAAGGTAAACAGGGACGTAACGGTGAACCGGGTACTCCTGGACGAGATGGAGTCGATGGGGTAGCAGGTAAAGACGGTGTAGGTATCGTAGATACCGATGTTACTTACTGTATTAGTTTATCAGGTACTCAAGCTCCTACAGATGGTTGGTCCTTGCAAGTTCCGGAACTCATTAAGGGTAGATACCTATGGACTAAGACATTTTGGAGATACTCAGATGGTACGCACGAGACAGGCTACTCCGTAACCTATATAGCCCGTGATGGGAATAACGGGAATGATGGGATAGCTGGTAAAGATGGAGTAGGTATTAAAAATACCGAGATTAGTTACGCTAGAGCTACTTCCGGTACTGAAGCTCCGACTCAAGGTTGGCAATCTCAGGTCCCAGAAGTTCCCTACGGTGAATATCTTTGGACACGTACTAAATGGGTGTATACAGATAATACTTCCGAAATAGGTTATTCTGTAGCCCGTATGGGTACTCAGGGCCCTAAAGGGGATTCAGGGAATGACGGACTTCCAGGTAAAAATGGTGTAGGTTTGAAGGGTACTCAGGTTCTTTACGGACTTTCGGATAATGATCAAACTGCCCCACTGACATGGACTCCGCAAGTTCCTGGACTAGTTAAAGGTAAGTTCCTATGGACTCGAACTACTTGGACTTACACTGACACTACTTCGGAAACTGCATACCAAAAGACCTATATAGCTCGTGACGGTAATGATGGGCAAAACGGTATCGCTGGAAAGGATGGTGTAGGTCTACATCATACAGATATTACCTATGCAGGTTCTACTTCAGGGACAGTACCTCCTTCCGGAGATGTTCTTATTAACTATGCTGAAGTTATTCGACCTAACCGAAGTAGTACAGATAATATAGCTTACCCTGATTTGTATTTCGATGCTGTAAACGGAGCTAAATATAAGTTATACGGCATATCGGCTAACGGACAATTTTCTTCACAGCACTTATCCAGAGAGGAATCTAATCGGGTTGTAATCTGGGGAGTACAGTTTGATACCCCTGGTGGGTCCGTGTTTAAGATTATTTCTAATGAAAATACGGGTATTCATGGTAACGAATTTACGTGGACCGGACCTACGGGAAGAACTCGTATTCGGGTTAATACCTATAAACCGGACAATTCTACTCAGGTGGAATATCTTAGACTCGAATCCGCTAATAGTTCTATTTGGAGCGCAGCTATTCCTCAAGTTCAGCCTGGATTTTATCTTTGGACTCGAACTATTTGGACTTACACTGACGGAACAAGTGAGACTGGATATTCTGTAACTAAGATTGGGGAACAGGGTCCTAGAGGTATTCAAGTTCTGCAAGGGGAAACTGGACAGCAAGGTATTCCAGGTACCCCCGGACCTGACGGAAGGTCTCAATTTACCCACATTGCGTTCTCGGACAGTCCGGACGGCACAGGATTTAGTCACACTGACCAAGGTCGCGCCTATATTGGAATGTACCAGGACTATAACGAGGCCCATTCTAGAGATAAAGCTTCGTATAGGTGGACTAAGTGGGCGGTCCGAGATGGGGCTCAGGGTATTCCAGGTAAAGAAGGAGCGGATGGCAGTACTTCGTACTTCCATGTAGCTTACGCTGGAAGCGCAGACGGGACTAGAGCATTTAGCCTAGATGACCGTAATCAGCAGTATATTGGATACTACTCAGACTCTACAATACAGGATAGTACAGACCCTAAGAAGTATAGATGGTTTGACCGTATGGCGAATGTTCAGGTAGGAGGAGTTAACCTATTCCTTAATTCCTTGTTTACGTTTGGACTGAAGGAGCCGTACTCTACTTACGCCTTAATAGATGATGTTAGTGATACTAAGGGACAGTTAGTTGCAAGTATTGATGCTACCGCTACGAAATACAGAGGGTATAACACTCTTAGATTAGATTCGACCTGGAACGGTAAGTACGAAAACCAAAAAATTACCTTTCGTATAGGTGGGGATAGTCGAGAGTTTACGGACTATGGATTCACTAACCAGAATGTTCGAATCAGCTTCTGGGCTAAGAGTAATAAAAATAATGCTCAAATTAACTTCCGAGCGGGTTACCGGAATACAATTGAACCCTTATACTTAACAACTGACTGGAAGTACTACTCTACTTACCTATGTTTAGCCGAAGATACTAAATGTTCGCAGGACGTTATCATTCACTTATGGAGTCAGGAGACTACTGCGTGGCTAGCTATGATTAAGGTCGAAGTAGGTACCCTGTCTACTAGTCATACGGAAGCTCCAGAAGATATAGCTTACCGAATTAACAGTAAGGCTGACGGTAAACTGACCCAAGACCAGCTAAATGCGTTAGCGGAAAGGGCTCAAATTTACGAAGCTGAACTGCAAGCTAAAGCTACTATGGAGCAGCTTAGTGACTTGGAAAAGGCCTATGAGGCTCGTATTAAAGCTACTGAAGAAGCTATTAGTAAGTCAGAAGCTGATTTAATTGACGCAGGACGTCGACTAGATGCTACCGTAACTGAATTAGGTGGACTTCGCGAACTGAAGAAATTCATTGATACATATATGTCCTCCAGTAACGAAGGTTTGATTATAGGTAAGACTGACGCAAGTTCTACTATTAAAGTAAGCCCAGATAGAATTTCAATGTTCAGTGCCGGTAAGGAAGTTATGTATATTAGTCAAGGGGTTATCCATATTGATAACGGGGTATTTACTAAATCCCTTCAAATTGGTAGGTTTATTACGGAACAGCACTATGCTGACCCAGATTTAAACGTATGCCGATACGTAGGTTAGGAGGAAAACTATGGCAGAATTTTGGTCCAATAGTGACCGAGGTTATAAACTTAGATTATGGATTGACCAAGTAGGTCAGAACGTTGAACAAAATACAAGTCAGGTTCGAGCTCGGTTATCCTTACATAATGAATGGTACTCGTTCGCGGAGTATAACTGTTACGCAAATGTAGTCATTGACGGTCAGAAGCAAGAGTGGTCAGGTCGACCAGCTATGTTACAATTTAACTCAATGATTTGGCTAATTGACCGAACATTTACTGTAAGACATAACGAAGACGGGGCTAAGGCGTTTAACTTCTCAGCTCACTTTAGCGGGGACGGTGGATGGTCACCTGCGCCGGGTTCATTAAACCTTAGCGGTAGTTTTACTCTTACAACGATTCCACGTACAAGTGATATTACACTTAGTAACTGCGTTATCGGTCAAATGTGTTCAATCGGTATTAGACGGGCAGTAGGTTCGTACTACCACGAGATTCGATACCACTTCGGTAATCAGCAAGGTACTGTTACATCTAATGCAGGTTCTTATGCGAACTGGTATGTACCTATGGAGTTAGCTAGAGAAATCCCTAACAATATTTCAGGTGTAGGTACCTTGTACATTACTACATTTAATGCGGGGCGTAGGTTGGGTACTAAGTCAGTGAACTTTACTGCCTCCTTGCCTGACAATATTCAGCCGTCTCTCGAGTCCATTACACTCGTCGATAAGAACAAGACCGCGGCTAGTTTAGTTCCAGCTAACACATTTATTCAGATTGTGTCAGACATAGCTGTTTCCTTTAACGGGGCGCAAGGTAGTTACGGTTCGACTATTAAGAGTATGGATGCTTACATTGTAGGTAAGAAGAACTCTATTAATAGCAATGGTCAAAGTTTTGGACCATTAGATTTCAACGGTAAGGTAAAGGTACGGGCTACTATTACTGATAGTCGAGGTCGTACATCCTTACCAAAAGAAGTCGAAATTAACGTACTAGAGTACTTCCCACCTGCTTTATCTATTCAGGTATATCGGACAAGACAGAATCCATCAACCTTGCAAGTAGTTCGAAACTTTAAATTCGCCCCTATTTTAGTTAACGGTATTCAGAAGAATAAAGGTACGCTAAAATTTAAAGTCGCACCTATTAATACTGACAACTTTGTACAAGATACCGGGCCAGCGGCGGGAGAATGGAGAGCTGTTAGTCAGTTAACCAATAGTGCGGCTAACTTAGCAGGTAACTACCCTTCTTCTAAATCATATACAGTAGTAGCTGAATTTACAGACTTGTTTACTCAACAAGCCTTATCAGCCTCTGCTACCGTATCTACTGAAGCTGTTATCCATTCTTACGACAAGCAAGGTAGATTGGGAGTAGGTAAGGTACCCGAGAACGGTCGGTACGGTAGTGTGGATATTGCGGGAGATTATTATTCCGGAGGGAAAATGATTCAGCATTATCCAATTACTAACCCAAACGGTTCACTTAGTAACGGAGCTGCTCAATGGGATGCTCCTTGGAATGTACAGGGTACTCAATTCGGATGGAGAAGTGGTAAGTACGCTGATAATCCTACAGGTAAAGGCGGTGACTGGGGATTCCTCCAGCACTACTGGATCGATTCCTGGAAAATGGTTCAGATATTTACAGCAATTTCTTCCGGACGTACATTTATTAGAAGTTCTAATAACCAGAGGGAATGGAAACCTAATCAGTGGAAAGAGTTCGCTTTTAAAGATGAGACTAACCTTATTAATACCGGGTGGAAGGAAGCTGGGTATGCTGGGTCTTATTACAAGCGGGTAGGGGATGTACTAACTATTAAGTACGATTTTGTAGGAAATGGCGGTACTATTCAATTTGCTAATATTCCTAAGGATATTTTCGACCCACCGCAAGTCTATATGTTTGTTATAGCCGCATGGTCCATTGCGGGGGAAGTAAACACTCACGTACAGGTTAATAAGGGTCAAGGAGTACTCCATGCTTTAGCAACCGGTAACGGTACAAAATACGCCGGACAGCTTACAATTATGTTATAATATAACAGAGGAGAAAATACATGAAACTTGAATTTATTTCTAAATCACTTACCTATCTAAATTCCGAACCTTTAAAGACTTTGGTTGTATTAGGTAATTCTAGTGGAGCCTATTTGCCAGTATTGTTCGAAAAAGAGGATATTGAAAAATCTGACGCAGAGCTATTTTTAATGGCTTTGGATACCCTGTATGAGGAAAATTTCCCAGACCGTGCGGAAAAGGAAAAATTTAATAAAGTAGACGACAAGTTGAAACGACAACAAGAATTGAACGAGTCGAACCGTGAACTTCTTATTCAAGTTTCAACTATATCTGAAATCCTGGTTACGTTAGCCATTTCCACTACTGGAGGAATGGACGCAAACGCCTATAGCAAGGTAGCTGAGTTCATTAAACCTTTAGTCGTAGACCATCGTTACGTAAATAACGATATTGTGTCAATGCCTTACCCATTCGACACAAATCCGAAGTGGCCTAAAGGTACTCCTACTATTTTGAAATTTAGTATGCCGGCCGAAGATGGCTATACATACAAAGGTCAAAAAGTAGAGGATTTGCTACGTACAGGAGCAGCTACTGTCGTCTTACCAAGACTAGGGTAAGGAAGGAGAATAAATGCCTGTACATACTGAAGCCGAACTTATGCATTGGTTACTCACTGTGGTACTGCCTGTAATTGTTACAGGGGCTACATTTTATACTTCCGCGAAAGGACGTGCATCTCAATTAGAGAGCCGTTTGACAACGCTGGAGGTAATTAACCGAGAGCAGGAAAAGGTAATTGAAAGCCACGGTCGTCGTTTAGATAAACACGAAGAAGAGCAGAAGATTACCTTAGCGCTCGTCGAACGTATTGACAATCTTAATGAAAACATGCGTGGCCTGCAAAAGGACGTATCTGACATTAAGCATCTCGTGGACACTAATTTAAAGGAGAAGTAGAATGAATAAATTTGCTAAGAAACTTGGCGTAAAGGTAGTTAAAACTATGGCTCAAGCCGCTTTGGGGGTAATTGGGTCATCTGCCTTGTTAACAGAAGTGAACTGGACAGTGGTAGCATCGACTATCGCACTAGCTGGTCTCACTTGTGTACTTATGAACTTGGCTGACTTGAAAGAGGAGGAGTAGAATGCCTGGACAATTAGGTAATTGGTTTGTAGCCCGTCGTGGACGGGTTACTTACTCAATGACAGGAAGCCGTAACGGTAGTGACGGTACAGGGGATTGTTCAGGTACAGTCTCCCAAGCCCTAAAAGACAATGGATTTAATATTCAAGGTCTTCCGTCTACGGTTACACTCGGGGCTCAATTAGCTAAAGTAGGCTGGGTTCGAATTAGCCGAAATGAAGATTGGGACGCAAAAGCGGACGATATTGTCCTAATGAGTTGGGGGCATGATATGTCTACATCAGGTGGTTCAGGTGGTCACGTTGGAGTAATGTTGGATTCAGTTTACTTCATTTCATGTGACTACTCAACTAAAGGAGCCCCTAATCAGGCTATTAATACCTACCCATGGGATGATTACTACTACTGGAACAAACCAGCATACATCGAAGTATGGCGGTATAACGGTAATGTACCAAAACCTGGTCAACCTAACACAGCCGCAGCTTCTACACCTACTCGTAAACCTGATAGTAAGGCCTACTATTTAGCTAATGATGTTCAGTTTGTACACGGCATCTGGCAAATTAAATGTGATTACCTTGCGCCGGTTGGATTCGATTGGCTTGAGAACGGTATTCCGGTAAGCCTTGTAAATTGGGTAGACGAGAACGGTAACAATGTACCTGATGGAGCCGATAAGGACTTCAAGCCTGGAATGTACTTTAGTTTCGAAATTGACGAAGCTCGTATCTACGACACAGGTATTGGAGGCTATTACGGTGGGTACTACTGGCGTCAGTTCCAATTCGGACAGTTCGGAAATATCTGGCTCTCAACTTGGGACAAGGATGATTTAGTGAACTACTATAATTAGTTCAGTCATTTTACACTATTGACATATTTAGGTTAAACCTGTATACTATATATGTTCATTGTTTTATCTGTGACTATTCACGCAAGGGAAGTCGGGCTTATAACCCGGCTTTTCTTGTTGAAAAAAAAGTTCGATAATTCGGAAGTTGTCGCTTGTGTATTACCCGGTAATATGTTATACTTGTCTTGTAAGTAAATAAAACAATTTTAAGAAAATTGGAGGACGCCATGAAAATTATTTTCACAGAAATTCAAGCCGGGAATACGTTAACTAACAAGCGTAATTCTAAGTCGTTCGAAGTTGTTAGCGTACTACTTGACGAAGGTAAGGCAGAGTTACGTAACCTAGATACAGAAGAATTAGTAACTGTATCTAAAGCTACATTAGAACGCTGGTACGACCTACAAGAGGATTCGAAAGAACCAAAAGGACCTAAAGTAGCTAGAAGGTCAGTACGTCGAACACCTCGTCCAGTAGTTACTGAACTTATTGAACGTGAGGACGATAAAGAGGTTGTAGAGATTAAGGAAAAGCGCAATAAGAATAAGAATAGCGCAGTACCTAAATCGGACCATGTACTATCACTTACTAAGGAATTGGAAGCTCGTATTAGTAAAGACTTTCCAGCTTCGAAGCGTGGGGTAACTCAATCGTTCATTAAGTACTCACATCGATACAACTTTGTCAAAATCTTCCAAAGTAAGTCCCGTATCCGTATTAACGTCCTAACTCGCGCAATGCCGGAAGACGTTAAAAAGTTATTAGACCGAATTGTTCCAGCTTCATATGGTTGGCCAATTGATGGACTGTTTACAATTCGTTCAGAAAAAGACCTAGATACGGCAATGGAGCTTATTAGTTATTCTTGTAAAGGAGCTAAAGATTGATTCAATTAACAATTGATAAGTCTAGAATGAATAAGCGGGGTAATAGTATCTACATTTCAGTACCCAAAGATACTGACGACGAGAAGTTATTAGGTAATCAGTTATCCACGTTACCTAAAATTAGAGAACTTGGGTACAATCAGTTCGAAGTACCTATTCGATACTTCTCTGAACTATTAACTGCTTTAGAGTTCTGGGATTTAGAAATTACTGGAGACATCCCGTCAGATATTCGTAACTACATTACTTCTCGTAACGATATCGTGAACGCAGGGACAGGTGAGTTCGAATTTAAAACTAAACCTTTTCAACACCAAGTGGAATGTTTCGAGTTCGCTAAGGAACATCCATGTTTCCTATTAGGGGATGAACAAGGTTTAGGAAAGACTAAGCAAGCTATTGACATTGCAGTAAGTCGTAAGAATCAATTTAGTCATTGTCTAATAGTATGTTGCGTATCTGGTCTTAAATGGAATTGGGCTAAGGAAGTGGGTATTCACTCCAACGAACAAGCGCACATTATAGGTAGCCGAGTGAACCTTAACGGTAATTTAGTTATCGACGGTATTAATAAGCGTGCGGAGGACTTACTTACGAACCATGAGGAGTTCTTCCTTATTACTAATATTGAGACTTTACGTGATAAGGCGTTTACTTCAGCTCTTCGCGAACTTACCAACTCGGGTACGATTGGTATGGTAGTAGTAGACGAGGTACATAAATGTAAGAACCCTGGAAGTCAACAAGGTGAAGCTATACATAAGTTAAATAGCTTCTATAAACTGGCTTTGACAGGTACACCCCTACTGAACTCACCTATCGATACCTATAACATTCTAAAATGGTTAGGGGTGGAACACCACTCACTAACAGCGTTTAAAGCCCGCTATTGTGTACAGGATAATTTCGGTCAGATTACAGGTTACCGAAACTTGTCCGAACTGAAGGAAATAGTGAACGCTAACATGCTTAGGCGTACGAAGGACCAAGTACTGGACCTACCTCCTAAGATTCGAACCATGGAATATATAGACATGGGCAAGGACCAAGCTAAAATCTATAACGAGGTTCGAACTAAATTCATTGAGGATATCGACAAGGTTATGCTAAGTAGTAACCCACTAGCTGAAACTATTAGGTTACGACAGGCTACAGGAAATCCAGAAATTCTAACTACGAAGAAAGTCAAATCGGCGAAGTTCGAACGTGCGTTAGAAATTATAGATGAATGTATATCTAGTGGAGAGTCTGTAATTGTGTTCAGTAATTGGGAGAAAGTAATTACCCCACTATTCCACTCAATTATGAAGAAGTACCCAGCTACTTTAGTTACCGGTGAGACAGAAGATAAGTTCGGAAATATTCAAGCCTTTACTGAATATAGAGGACCTTCTGTTATCTGTGGAACTATAGGGGCATTAGGTACAGGGTTCACCTTAACTAAAGCTACTACAGTAATATTCTTAGACAGTCCATGGACTAAAGGTGAGAAGGATCAGGCGGAGGACAGAGCCCATCGTATAGGAGCTACATCTCCTGTATCCATTATTACTTTAGTATGCAAGGGAACGATCGACGAAGTAATCGAAGATATCGTAGCTAGTAAGGGAGAGATAGCTGACTATGTAGTAGACGGTGTACCTCTGAAGAACAAGTTAGCTAATCTATTCGATTTAATTATAAAGCGCTAAGGGGTACAGATGGTTAAAAGAACAATGTATAGTCTAGTACGTAAGGATACAAAGCAAATTCTAGACAAGCGACAGTTCCTATCTTGGACTAAGGTAGATTACTGCGAAGCGTTAAGTGGGTTATTAGAACGAGGGGATATGAAGTATATAGCCCTTCAATTGAACTGTAACGAGCGTACCTTAAAGCGCATGGTGAAGTTCGATAAACTACCCAACGAAAAACAATGTGAAGCTATTCGGAGGTTAATAAATGAAGGAAATTAATGGTGTAAAATACTACCGAATTTCGGAGGTATGTAAAATGGTAGGGCGGAGTCAGACTACTATCACTCGAGTGTGGTACGGAGCCGCAAATTATGCGAAGGAGCAGAATATCCATTTCCCGTTCTACTTACCTAAATTTCGAAATGATTTAGACGGTAAGAAGACGCGGTATTGGAGCGAGGAAGGTGTCCAGAAATTAATTAAGTTTCGGGACTCTATTGTACCCGGAGATTTAGCATTCTACAACCGTCAGCATATGTGGGGAGAACGTCAGCTAATCTCAAAGGACCGACAACAATTTAGACAAGAAATGTCTGAACTCGCCGACGCTAATTTAGATGAACTTATGAAGGAGAAAATCTAATGAAAGAAATTCAAAACGAAAAAGAGTTTTTGGCTCTATTACCTCAAGTTGCCCAATCTAATTTGGAACTTGGCGAATTAACCAAGACAGTTAAATCCGGCAAGGAATTACTAAAGAGTTACATGCTACTAGAAGACATTGAGTCAGTAGAAGTAGGGGATTGGGGAGTTACTTGTTCAAGTTCTACTAAATCCTCTATGGATGAAGACATGCTAGTTAAAATTGTTCAGGACTTAATTGAACAATCTGATGGACTTAATAAAGAAGCCTATCAGAATCTAATTGTAATGAAGCCCAGTATCAATGAAGATTTGCTAGAGGACCTAATCTACACCAAGCAGCTTGACCCTGAAGTGATTAAGCCTGCTATCACTGAGACGGTGTCTTACACGTTACGCTTTAAAAAGATTAAGAAGAAGAGCCCTAAATCTCGCAAAAATTCTTAATATTTCGCGGCTATTTAACGTTATTTAGGCAGGTACATGAAATACCATTGAGGAGATAAACAATGAGCAGACAGCGTATAAAATCGCGAAATACGGACACGCAAGTTTCCGGTCTATTATTTAAGTCTATTGGCCTCCCTACCAAAGGTCTATTTGGAAATAGTACTAATGGATTATCTAAACGTGATAGAGATTATCTAATTACTAAGGACCAGCTAATCAATTTAGTAAGTGGTAAGGACTATACAGAAATTACCTTGAAACAATTAAGTCACTTCTTTATTGTTCAATACGAGTTTATTTACAAGAAAGAATGTATTGACTATAATTGGTTCAACTTTCAGGCCACTATGAAAAAACTGAAAGATTATACAGAATGTTCAACTTGGGTAGAGCTAGCTTGGTTCATTTATGAATCAATTGACAAAAGTTCAAGAGGATTGTTCGAAAATGTACCTAATGTCATTACGCTATCTGTATTCAAAAGAACTTGGTTAGTGGACGAATTATTAGGAAAATCTCAGAGGTTTAGCGGCTTTTATTAAAAAGATGTAGACAAAATATAGATTATTTTCGAACCACTTAACCAAATCGCGAAATTTGGTGTATATACTAGTAAAAAAGACTTTTTTACAAAGTCATTTTTACAGCTGCTTTAGAGCAGCTTAGCAAGCTAGCCCTCTCTCCCTCCATCGGGTCCATATATATAGGTATTGAACATTTTAGGTATATAAACTAATTAATACCTAATAAAATAAATAAAAAAAAAATTAAGGGCGAACTGAACATTTTAGAAAGGTAAAATAATGGACGTAAATGAAATATGGAAGAAAAAGGTTCATCAATTATTAGTTGAAAGTGGTGTACCTAAGAAATATTTAGTCCCTCAAAATCTAGTCCCTCGAAAGGCTGATGATTTAGCTTGGCAGTGGCTAGAGGATTATAGGTCGAATGTTGTTGAAAATGTCGAACATGGTCGAAGTGTTGTTATTACTAGTAGTACGGTTGGTAATGGAAAGACTAGTTGGGCGATTCGATTACTTCAACGTTACATCGCCGAAACTGCTTTAGACGGACTATTAGATGTTAAAGGTGTATTCTGTGTTAGTTCGTCAATGTTAGAAATCTTTGGCGACTTTGGATACTTCGAAACTAGTATTGAATTTTTTAATTATCTGAACCGCCTAAAGACTTGTAAATTATTAGTCATTGACGAAGTGGGGTCAGGTCGGGTTACGCAAGTTTCTTACAACCATTTCTACGACCTGATTAACTATCGGGTAGATAATAATTTATGTACTATTTACACCACGAACTATTCGGACGCTAAAATACAAGAGGTTCTTGGTAAGCGGCTATATAGTAGAATCTATGACACATCTACGGTAGTTGAATTTACTGCGTCGAATGTTCGAGGTTACACGCCTGAGGAGGTGACTCGTATTGAAAGAACCTAAGTATTTAGTACTGGATAAAAATTTAGTACCTATGATTTACAAGAATGTTTACGGCGAAGTAGTGAAGTGTTGCTTACTAAAGCCTATTAGTGCTTCCGTGTACTTATTAAGTAACCTCTTTTTAACTGAACAAGAGGTTCGCGAGTACGACGAAAGACTTCTTGAATTTATGTATGAATATCGGAAGGAGAATATCTATGACTACAAAGTCGAAAAGGTTATTATACCTCGTACTTAGTTCTGTACTATTTGGTGTAGCGATAGGGGTAATAGGTATGTTAGCTTATACACGGACTAAGGTACATCAGGTAGAAGAACAGTACCGTAACGCTTATTACTTATCTATGGACGAGACTGGCCTATGGTTGGGCGAACGTCCAGGTCATAAATTCTATCCAATGTACGATATGCACGGAAATAGATTGGGGGCTAAACGTGATTCAACTACAGGTACTGAATAAAGTACTTCAAGATAAAAGCACATCTATTTTAGTTAACAATGGTATAACAGAAGAATACTTCAGTGACTACTATCCCGAATATGAGTTCATTATGAACCATGTTAAGAATTATGGAAACGTGCCGGACGATGAAACAGTTCTTGAACATTTTCCAGGATTCGAACTTCTGAACATTTTAGAAACTGATGCTTACTTAGTAGACAAGATAAGGGAAGAGCATTTATATAATGCAATGGTACCTATACTTAGTCAGGCGGCTGAAGATATGCAAACTGACTCAAGTGTAGCAGTTTCGAACATTTTACCTAAACTTGAAAAACTCATTCAGCAATCTAAGTTCGTAGGTGGGGTCGACTTAACTAAAAATGCGTACGACCGTTTTAATTGGGCAATGGACATTGCAGACAAGTCAGGAGACTTATTAGGAGTACCAACAGGCTTCGAACTATTAGACGATGTACTAGGTGGAATGTTACCAGGTGAAGAGTTAATTGTTATCGTAGGACGTCCTGGGCAAGGTAAGTCTTGGACATTAGACAAGATGATGGCTACTGCGTGGGAACAAGGTCAATCTGTCTTATTATATTCAGGTGAAATGAGCGAAATGCAAGTTGGGTCTCGTATAGATACTCTACTATCTAATGTAAACATTAATTCCATTACTAAGGGAGTATGGACGGATAAGGAACTTCAGAAGTACGAGGACCATATCGAATTAATGCAGGATAGTGATACCCCTCTTGTAGTTGTCACGCCGATGATGATTGGTGGACGTAACATGACACCAGCTTTATTAGATAGTATGATTCAGAAATACAAGCCTAAAGTAGTAGGTATTGACCAACTGTCCCTTATGAATGAATCTATACCAAGTCGCGAACAAAAGCGTATTCAGTACGCTAATATTACCATGGACCTTTACAAGCTATCTGCGAAGTACGGCATCCCTATTGTGCTAAATGTTCAGGCTGGACGTGCGGCTAAAGACGGCGGTAACGACACGATTCAATTAGAACATATCGCAGAGTCTGACGCAGTAGGACAGAACGCAAGTCGAGTTATTACTATGCAACGTGACGAGGCTAACGGTATTCTAAGACTGTCCGTAGTGAAAAATCGTTACGGCGAGGACAACAAGACAATTGAGTATATGTGGGACGTAACTACAGGTACCTATACTCTAATTGGGTTTAAGAGTGACGACGAGGAAGATTCATCTAGCCCTGTTACTTTAAAAGCTCGACAGTCGTCAAGTCGTCTACAAAAACAAGTCAGCCGGGAAGGAGTAGAAGCGTTTTGAAAGTTAATGGATTATATATTGACGCCACTTGTGAACAAATTATTCAGAAACTTACATTCGAACTTGAACATGACTATGGACGTACCTTATTTAGACGTACGAAGAGCCTAGGTTCGAATATGCAGTTCTCTTGTCCCTTTCATGGTAACGGTATGGAAAATCATCCATCATGTGGAATGAGTAGGGACATTACATACTCCGGTACACGTCTAATTGAAGCGGGTACGGTTCACTGTTTTACGTGCGGGTATACGGCTAAACTAAATGAATTTATTAGTGATTTATTTAACCGCAAGGATGGAGGATTTTACGGTAACCAGTGGCTAAAACGTAACTTTCTATCCGGCGAGGAACAGGTTCGACCATTATTAGATTTAGGTTTAAGAAAAGGGGCGGAACGTGGAAAACGTTCTTACCCTATTATTCCTGAATCCGAATTGGATAAGTACAGATGGATTCATCCTTATATGTACAAACGCAAATTGACTGATGAGATTATTGAACTATTTGACGTAGGTTACGATAAACTGAACGACTGTATCACGATGCCGGTTAGGGATATGGAAGGAAATACTGTATTCTTTAACCGACGGAGTGTAGGACAGAAATTCCATAAGTACGGGGAAAGTGACCCTAAGACTGAATTTCTGTACGGGGCTTATGAGGTATTGAAGTACCGCGATAGGTTCGAAGATAGTTCGAAACTGTATGTTACTGAATCAGCTATCAACTGTCTAACACTTTGGACACTTGGAATCCCCGCTGTGGCGCTGATGGGAGTAGGTGGAGGTAATCAATTCGAACTTTTAAAGAAGATGCCTTTCCGAACTATTGTATTAGCATTAGACCCAGATGAGGCCGGATATAAAGCTAGTTGCAAAATTCGTCAGCGGCTAAGTAGGGACAAGGTAGTATACTTCCTAAACTACCCAGCAGAATTTTGGGACAATAAATGGGATATAAATGACAAGCCGGAATTAATAGATTTTACAGATTTGGTCTTGTAATTTATTACCCGATAATGTATAATAGACTTATACAATTTCTTTAGGAGATTAAACAATGAACAAACTTGTGAATGAACTTGTGGACTGTATTGGTACAGTTCCGGATACTGATTGTGTAGCCTTGTATAATGTGGACCCTAACGGAGCCCTTGCCGTGGTTTATTCCCGGTACTCAGGTATGTTACATAAAATCGGACAACGCTATTTTAGCTTTAGCCGAGAGGATGTAGATAGCTTTGTTTGGAGTACATTAGATAAGGCTTTAAGTACGTTTAGAATCGACGCTGGAGCTAATTTTGCTACTTATGTCACAAGACTTATGCGGAACACGATGCGTAATGAATATCGACATTTAAAGGTTACATCTGTGCAACGAGATTGGTATGTAGATGTAGAGTGGGAAGGTAACACGTCTTGTGACGATGTGGATAATTACAATGTATTTTATTCACAGGGTGTGGAGGAAGATTGGTCAGCTATTGACATTACTACTTCACTACCTACCCTACCTTTAACAGATAAGCAATACGCTTATATTGAATGTATCGTACGGAACGGTCAAATCCTAACTGACGCAGAAGTCGCTAAAGAAATTGGCGTTACTCGTGCGGCAGTAGCAGGTATTAAACGTTCACTAGCTAAGAAATTGGATAATTTCCTAGATTAGTAGTATACCGTACACCTAAATTAGGTGTATATTAAATTATAAGGCACTTAAACACTTTAACCCTTATACACTTAAACACTTTAAAGGAGGACCGATATGGGTCGAGTAAGTATTAATAATTCCGGTAATTATGGAACCGGAAATGGTAATGGATTTTTCAGTTTGGCTGACGATAAGGATTCTGCAGTAGTTACATTTCTGTATGAAGACCCAGATGGCCAAGACATGGATTATTTTGTAGTTCACCGAGCAGACATTGACGGGCGTGAACGATATGTAAACTGTTTAGCTATCAGTGAAGACGGTGAAAGCATTCATCCAGAAGATTGTCCATTGTGCGAAGAAGGATATCCTCGTGTAGAGAAATTGTTCCTTCAATTGTATAACGAAAATACTGACCAAGTGGAAACGTGGGACCGTGGTCGTAGTTATGTATCCAAGATTGTTACCTTAATTAACAAGTATGGACCACTTGTGAACCAGCCGTTCGAAATTGTTCGAAGCGGTAAGAAGGGTGACCAACGTACTACGTACGAGTTCTTCCCAGAGTCAGCTGACCCAGATGTGACACTTGACGACTTCCCAGAGAAATCAGAGTTGTTAGGTACCCTAATCTTGGACCTAAATCAAGACCAAATGTACGATGTACTAGATGGTAAGTTTACACTAGAGGATAATTCCTCTCGACGCTCTAGCGGGTCTACACCTCGTCGAGGTTCTAGTCGGGATACAGGTTCTCGTAGTCATTCTCGTGAAGCTGTAACACGTCGCGGACCAAGTACATCAGGACCTCGTACTAGAGGCGGTCGGTTCTAAGGAGGAAGCAATTTAGCTTCCTTTTATTTTAGAAAGGTAAACAATGACACAAAAAGGATTATTCGGAATACCTACTCGTGGGGGTAGAAAGTCGGACCAGAAGTTATTAGCTCAAAAGCGCAATCGAAAAGATTCAGTAGAAGTTACCTATATTAGTGGGGACCATTTACGGGATGCTGTTACTAGAGCAAAGTCCATGTCTAAGCGTATTTTAAGTCACATTCTACCACAGCTTGAACTTGTAGATACGTTCGACCGGCTGGACGAGTATATAGGTGTATGTATTGAAAATGGAATTATATCCCTAGACGTGGAAACTAATGGACTAGATACTATTCATGAAGATTTAGTAGGGGTGTGTTTGTATACTCCAGGAGAGCGGTCAGTTTACGTACCGATTAACCACCGTAGTAACTTAACTAAACAACGAATTAAGAACCAGATTGAACCTTCGGTTATGAAAGAGTTCTTAGAAGAGTTAATGGAATACGGTGTTAAAATTGTGTACCATAATGCAAAATTCGATATTAAGTCAGTATTTTGGCAATTAGGTATTAAACTACCTCAGCCTTATTGGGATACTTACATTGCGGCTAACTTACTAAATGAAAATGAATCTCATAGCTTGAAAGTACTTCATGCTAAATATGTTCGAAACGATGAGAACGCTGAACTTGCAAAATTTAATGACTTGTTCAAAGGCATTCCATTTAGTTTAATTCCACCGGATGTTGCTTATATGTACGCCGCTTACGATGCTATTCAGACTTACGAGCTTTACGAGTTCCAGAACAAGTATTTAACTCCAGGTACGCCGGAGTGTGAATCTTGTAATTTAGAGCGAGTAAGTGAAGTTTATCAAAACATTGAACTTCCACTTATTAGCGTACTACTTGATATGGAAATTTACGGAGTATCGTTAGACCTGAACAAGTTGGATGAAATCCGTCAAGAGTTCGAAACTAAGAAACAAGAGGCCGAGGACTTATTTAACTACGAAGTAGCTAAATACGCACCGGAGATTGAAGACCTTCGAACTATTAATTTCCAACAGTACCAAAAGCTGTCCATGGATGTGAATGGGAATATTACTATCGGCATTAACAGTTCTACTCAACTAGCTATTTTGTTCTATGATATTTTAGGTCTGAAGAGTAATGACGATAGAGCTCCTCGAGGTACTGGAGTGGACATTGTTAAATCGTGGGACATACCTATTGCAAAAGCGTTACTTCAGTATCGTAAATACGCAAAATTAGTATCTACCTACACTACGTTAGACGAGTATTTAGCTAAACCTGACAATCGTGTACATACTACATTCAAGCAGTACGGGGCTAAGACAGGTCGTATGTCCAGTGAAAAACCTAACTTACAGAATATTCCTTCGCGAGGTGAGGGGGCAGTAGTTCGACAAATCTTTGCCGCAAGTCCTGGACATTACATTATTGGTAGTGACTATTCTCAACAAGAACCTCGTTCACTTGCCGAGTTGAGTGGGGACGAGAACATGATTCACGCCTATGAACAGAACCTGGATTTGTACGCAGTAATTGGTTCGAAACTATATCATACTGAATATGAAAACTGTTTGGAGTTTAATCCAGATGGTACTACAAATCCCGAAGGTAAGAAACGCCGTAACAACGTGAAGTCCGTTCTTTTAGGTTTAATGTATGGACGAGGTGCGGCAAGTATTGCGGAACAAATGAAAGTGAGCGTAAAGGAAGCTTCTAAAGTTATGGAGGACTTCTTTAAACAATTTCCAAAGGTAGCTGATTACATTGTATTCGTTCAACAACATGCTATTGACTACGGATATGTTGAAACGGCTACTGGAAGACGTAGACGCTTACCTGATATGAGTTTACCGCAATATACCTTTGAGTATGTAGACGCTAGTAAGAACGAAAACTTTGACCCACTGGACTTTAATGGGCAAGCTGAAGGTTCAACAGAAGTTCCAGATTACATTATTGGACAATATTGGGCGGAACTAGACAGAGCATGGGGGTTCAAAAAGCGTAACGAAATTAAGTCACGTGCGTTAGAAGAGGGTATTAGAATTCACGATAATGGCGGTAAGATAGCTGATGCGGAACGTCAGTGTCTGAACTCCGTGATTCAGGGAACCGCCGCAGACATGACTAAGTACGCTATGATTAAGGTACACAATGACCCTGAACTAAAAGAATTAGGATTCCATTTAATGATTCCAGTACACGATGAGTTATTAGGAGAGATTCCTAAGGAAAACGCTAAACGAGGCGCCGAACGATTAACTGAAGTTATGATTGAAGCCGCTAAGGATATTATTAGTCTACCTATGAAATGTGACCCTAGTATTGTAGATAGATGGTACGGAGAGGAGATTCAATTGTGATTGTCATTATTACTTGCGGTAAAGCTAAACAGGCTTGTCCAGCTAAAGCTATTGATATCTACATAGGCTCCGTATTTAAAGGTAAGTTGAAGTACGCTAAGGCTTTATACCCAGATGCTCCTATTTACATACTAAGCGCTAAATACGGTGTTATTCCAGCTGATAAGGTTATTGAACCCTACGACCTTATGGTACCTGAACGAGAAAATGAATTTTTCCGAAAATGGTCTAAGGAAGTATTAGTTCAGCTAGAACAGTTCGACCCTAAGGAAGAAGTCGTATTCTTAGGTAATCAGCATTATTACAAGCCCGTAGATAAATACTTTACAGGCAAAAAGCACGCGCCCATTATTGGACTTACACCAGGTAGACAGTTAGCTAGATTATCTCAGGAGCTGGAACAAGTAAAAAATTCGCAGCAAAGGAGACTATTCTAATGAAGAAATTTTTCAACATCTATACACTTCTATACATATTAGTAGGTGTATTAGGTACACTTGTAACCGTATGGTTTAAACCTCTACAAGTAGCTGGACTGGCTATTCCACCATCCAGCTGGCTAATGGGATTTTCTTTCCTACTGATTACTATTATTCACGACAGGTACGGTACTTCCGTATCTAGTAAGATGATTTGGATACTGTTATCCATTACGGCAGTTATTTGTATTTTACTTCAGTATACTTTAATGCTAGTCATTGCGAGTGGTGTAGCCTTTGTAGTAGGGCAATTTTGCACTAAAGGATTCTATACCTACGGCATAGAACGTTCTATTAGTGGAATTATGGGTTCTATTATAGACGCCGCAATTTGGATAGTATTAGGATTAAGTCCTATCGGGGTAGGTACAGTCAGCTGGTCTATTGTCCCTTACGCAATCGTAGGTCAGGTCATTGTACAGGTAATTCTTCAGTACATTGCCGGAAGACTTTATTCTAAATATTCGAAATAGGTACCAAGGGTTACCTATTTTTTAATTCTAGTAAACAAACTCGTAAAATTTGGTGTATAATAAAGTATACAGATTTTCAATTCGTTTGACCTGTAATTAAAAATAAACGGAGGACCGCATGAACAAAGTGGTATTATTAAGTGGAGGCATTGACTCCACAACCTGCCTAGCAATGGCAGTCGCTAGATACGGGGCGGACAAAGTTACCGCTCTAACATTCTTATACGGGCAAAAGCATTCCAACGAATTACAAAATGCCCGAAACGTAGCAAAACATCTTGGAGTCGAACTAGTAGAAGCTGAAGTTTCTCGACAAATCTTCCAAGGTTCGAAATCTACTTTACTTGAGGGTAACGGGGACATTTCCCACGAATCCTACGCAGACATTTTAGCTAAAAACGGTGAGGGTGTAGTAGATACCTATGTACCATTTAGAAATGGACTAATGTTGTCACAAGCCGCAGCGTTAGCATACAGTAAGGGCGCTGACGAAGTTTGGTATGGAGCTCATAGTGATGACGCTGCTGGGTCAGCTTATCCAGACTGTACACCTGAATTTTATGCGGCTATGGACCAAGCAATTTTCCAAGGTACTGGACATGCTGTACATCTATTAGCCCCACTTCTTCATCTAAACAAGGCGCAGGTAGTAGCCGCTGGACTTAAAATTAACGCACCTTATGAACTAACTCGTTCATGTTACGAGGGACACGAATATGCGTGCGGTAAATGTGCTACGTGTATCGACCGTTTACATGCGTTTGAAGTGAACGGTGTGACTGACCCTGTCCAATACGAAAGGAACTAGAAAATGAAAGTTTGTAAACAATTTAGCTTTGACGCAAGTCATCAACTTGTAGGTCATTTTGGAAAATGTGCTAACCTACACGGTCATACATATAAGGTTGAACTATCTTTTACTGGACCGCTTCACACCGAAGGTTCAAGTGAAGGAATGGTAGTAGATTTCTATCATGTTAAGAAATACGCTGGGGCGTTGATTGACCGTCTAGACCATGCTACACTTCTTCGGGGAGATGAACCTATTGCTTTGGCTAACGCCGTAAGTACTAAGCGAGTTATCTTTGGATTCCGGACTACCGCAGAAAATATGTCTAAATTCCTAGCTTGGTATTTAGGAAAAGCACTTCAACCTTATGCTCGTTTGGATTTTGTTCGATTGTGGGAAACTCCTACAGGTTACGCTGAGAGTGACTACTATGAAATCTTTACAGATGAAGAAGTAGAGCAGTATTATAACGTACGATTCTATGACAAGCATGGGTACATCACAGTGAAGGAGTTGTTAGAAAATGCCAAATCAGTATAATCAGCCTGACCGTGGGAAGATTAAAATTCGTACCAATAGTAAGACCGAGTTTCCAGTTATGGAAATTTTCGGACCTACTATTCAGGGCGAGGGTATGGTTATTGGTCAAAAAACTATCTTCATTCGAACAGGTGGATGCGACTTCCATTGTAACTGGTGCGATTCAGCTTTCACTTGGAATGGTACTACTGAACCTGAATACATTACAGGGCTAGAGGCCGCTAAACGAATTTTAAAATTAGCGTTCAATGACAAAGGTCAACAAATTTGTAATCATGTTACGTTGACAGGAGGTAACCCAGCACTCATTGGAGAACCTATGCAAGAAATGATTACTGAATTGAAGAAGTATGGTTTCAAGTTCGGATTAGAGACTCAAGGTACTCGATACCAAGAGTGGATGAAAGAAGTTTCCGACATTACACTAAGTCCTAAACCGCCGTCAAGTGGGATGCGTACTAATATGAAAATCTTGGAAAAGATTATTGAACGATTTAATGAGGAAGGACTCGAATGGTCGTTTAAGATTGTAATCTTCGACGATGTAGATTTAGCTTACGCACGTAACCTATTTCAAGAGTTTGCCCACTTAATGCGTCCAGTTAATTACCTATCAGTAGGTAACGCAAACGCCTACGAGGAAGGTAAAATTAGTGACCGCTTACTTGAAAAATTAGGCTGGTTATGGGACAAGGTATTCGAAGACCCTGCGTTCAATAACGTAAGACCTTTACCGCAATTACATACATTGGTATATGACAATAAACGAGGAGTATAAAATGAAAATTGAACAATTAGACAAAATGAGTAACATCTTAGGACGTGAGAATGGATTTTCTTCACTTCACGTAAATGAAATTACTACGCTGGACAACGCCGAGTCCGCTATTCGAGGACTGTTTGGTCTATTAGGTGAGGACGCAGAACGGGATGGACTACAAGATACGCCTTTCCGTTTTGTAAAAGCCCTTGCTGAACATACCGTAGGATATCGTGAAGACCCTAAACTACATTTAGAAAAGACGTTTGACGTTGACCATAACGACCTCGTCCTAGTGAAGGACATTCCATTCAACTCACTATGTGAACACCATTTAGCTCCATTCGTAGGTAAGGTCCATATTGCGTACATTCCTAGCGATAAGATTACAGGACTATCTAAATTCGGTCGTGTAGTTGAAGGGTACGCTAAACGACTTCAAGTTCAAGAACGTTTGACACAAGAAATTGCGGACGCTATCCAGGAAGTTCTAAACCCTCAAGCTGTTGCGGTAATCGTAGAAGCTGAACATACTTGCATGAGCGGTCGTGGGATTAAGAAACACGGGGCTACTACTGTTACTTCAACAATGCGTGGACTGTTCCGCGAAAACGATGCCGCACGAGCTGAACTACTTCAACTCATTCGTAATTAGGAGGCCAGTATGCAAGCATTTAAACGCAAAAAGATGGTCAGTGAACTTCAATTAGGTCTTACTTTGCTTTTCGTAGTAGCTTTAGTAGTAAGTAACATTATTACAAGTAAACAGGTACTTCTTCCATTTAATATTACAATGACTGGAGCCGTGTTCATTTTCCCTATTACTTACATCCTATCCGACCTGGTGTCTGAAGTGTACGGATACCGCTGGAGTCGTTTGACTTGTTACTTTGGATTTGCGGCTAACCTATTTGCAGCCCTAGTCTTTAGCGCAGTGATTCAAAGTCCTGCCCCAAGTTACTGGCAAAATCAGGAAGCGTTCCAAACAGTTCTAGGAAGTACACCTCGTGTATTAGTTGCGTCACTTCTAGCATTCGTTATTGGGGACTTCGTAAATGACCGAATCTTTGCTAGAATGAAACGTAAATACCCGGACTCGATTAAGGGATTTGGATCGCGTGCAATCTTTTCGAGTCTAATGGGTGAGCTAGTGGATAGCCTTGTATTCCTTCCTTTAGCATTCTGGGGATTGATGCCAGTTCAGACTCTAGTCATCATGACACTTAGTCAGGTAGTTATTAAGACAGGGTATGAACTAGTTATTCTCCCATTTACTACCATTGCGGTTAAGTTAGTAAGTCGATATGAGAATAGGAAGGTCGAACATGAGTATTAATTTATACTTCGCTGGAGGATGTGCAAAGGCTATTGAAGACTTCCTATTGTCCCGTAACGCTAATCGACTGTTCACTCAGAAGTACGAACGCAATTCCACAGGAAAGGTCTGGTTCGATTACGCAGACAAGCATCCAGACTTCAGTGGTAAGGTGTTTGTGGACTCGAGTGCCTATGGCGCGTGGACAAGAAATGTTCATATTGATCTAGACGAGTACATCGACTACCTAAATAGTAACGAAGGTAGGTTCGAAGTCATTGCGTCACTAGACGTCATTCCAGGGGATAAGGGACATTTTGCTACACGTCAGCAAGTATTAGACGCTAGTAGCCAATCGTGGGATAATTACCTGTATATGTACGAACGGGTAATTGATAAAGACCGCGTCATTCCAGTATTTCACATCGGGGAACCATGGGACTATTTAGATAAGATCCTGAACCACCGTCACAAAGACGGGTCCAAAGTGCTGTACATGGGATTAGGTGGACTAGTAGGTGTTCACGGTAACGAACGTGAGAAATGGCTTAGTCGTGTATTCGAAACTATTCAAAGTAGTTCGAACCCTGAAATTAAGACGCACGCCTTTGGTGTTACCGCGGTTAAAATCTTGGAACAATTTCCATTCACGTCAGCGGACTCTACTTCAGCCATTCTTACAGGTGCAATGGGTAACATTATGACCCCTTATGGAAATATTAGTTTTGCTCGTAAGGATGGAGGAGCCGCTAACTTCTACCGATTAGGTAAGCCGGTACAAGACAGTATCTTACAACTGATTCAGGAATCCGGTTTGAACTTTACAGTCGAGGAACTCGCAGACAATTACATTGCACGTGAATTAATCAACTGTCAGTACTTATTAGATTGGGCTAGTAATTATACTTACACGCCTATCAAGCACAAACAGAACCGATTATTTTAGCTCCTTATGAAATGACCTTATTATTAAATAAGGTCTTTTTAGGTGTTTACAAAATATCGAAAATTGGTGTATATTAATGTATAACTAAAATTAAAGGAGGCTCAAGATGAGCATTACGTTTAAAACGCAGACCCTTATGCAGGTCGTAGGCCAGCTAAATCGATTAGTTCCTAGTAAGTTACTCGAAATTACTCGATATTGGTATATCGAAGGAGCTGATGGAATTGTTACCTTTACAGCTTATGACGGTTCCAACTGGCTACGCTATACCCTCGAAGCTGACGGAGACATTGATGTCATTGTAAAAGCTGAGCAATTCGGTAAACTAGTTGAAAAGACTACCGTGGACTCTATTTCCCTTACACCTAAGGCGGAGTACTTGGAAGTTAAAGGTAACGGCACTTACAAGGTAGATATCGTACCAAGTGACGAATCTTATCCATTGTTCGATAGTGCGCTACCTGAAGATTTAAGTGAGGACGACGCTAAGTTATTGAAGTCTTCACTATTCTACAATATCGCCAACGTAAACGACTCCGCTGTATCTAAGAGTAACGCAGATGGTATCTATACAGGTTACCTATTAGACGGAGATCAAGCTATTACATCCGACATTATCCGGGTGTGTTTGAACCCTATCGATGATATTGGAGCTAAATTACTTATCCCGTCATCACTAATGCGACTACTTTCATCTCTAACGGATGACAAGTTGTACCTATGGACTTTGGATGACGAGTTCATTTATGTAGCTACCGCAACTGTAGAGATCTACGGTCGTGTAATGGAAGGGGTTGAAGACTACCAGGACATGAGCGTGATGGATAGCCAGAAGTTCGAATCGGAAGTTACATTACCGACCGCGGATATTCAAAGTATCCTAGACCGTCTTACTTTATTCATGACCGCTTTCGACAAAGGTACAATTCATTTAGACTTTGGACCTAAACAGCTTGCAATTATTACTACATCAGGTTCTAAGGAGCTGGTTAAGTACGCTTCAGGTGACAAAGGTACTGACTTCACGTGCGCAGTAAATAGCTTACTACTACGGGATATTTTAGCTACTGTATCGGAAGACTACTTCACCCTTCACTTTGGAAATGAACTATGTCTTAAGATTGAATCTAATGGGGTTACCTACTACTTAGCTACCCAAGAAGAAGGAGACGCTTAATGCCAAGTAAATTGTCCAGAATTGCAAAGATGGTAGCGGCTGAAAAGGTAAATGAGCCTGCGGCTAATTTCGTGGACAAGTTTACTCAGGTTATTGAGACTACCCAAAAGGCTTATACTCCATCCACCTACTACAAACCAAGTGGCGTGGGTGGGTGTATTCGTAAGATGTATTTTGAGCGGATAGGTAAAGCCCTACAGGATAACGCTAGTTACAATCTAATCGCTATGGGAGAAGCAGGTACATTTAGGCACGAAGTCCTTCAGGAGTACATGGTTCAGATGTCCCAAACTGACCCAGATTTTGAGTGGTTAGATGTAGCAGAGTACCTGGAGGAAAATCCGGTAGAGGGTACCGAGGTTGACAAGAACTTCGTCAAAAATGAATACGAGACGAAGTGTAAAAATGAACTACTTCAGCTATCGTTCCTATGTGATGGACTTGTAAGATGGCGAGGTAAGGTGTACATTATGGAAATTAAAACTGAGACCATGTTCAAGTTTAATAAACATACTGAACCTTACCCAGAACATAAGATGCAAGCTACTTGCTACGGAATGTGTTTAGGTGTAGACGATGTACTATTCTTGTACGAGAACCGTGATAACTTCGAAAAGAAGGCTTACACCTATCACATCACTGACGCTATGAAGGACGAGGTACTTGACAAGCTAGTTACTTGTGAGGAGTACGTAGAGAAAGGGGAAAGCCCGAAAATCTATTGCTCGTCTAATTACTGTCCGTACTGTAGGAAGGAGGGACGTAACCTATGACATACACGGGTAAAATGTTCGAAGAGGATTTTAGGAAGGGGGCAGATCTTTGCGGAAATGACGCAAGATTTTCCCGTCTGTACGACACTACGAACGGCTTTAGAGGAGTTGCAAATCCATGTGACTTTATAGCCGCGACGAAGTATGGGACAGTTTACGTCGAACTAAAAACTACTCATTCTAGTTCCTTACCATTTTCGAATATTAGTGAACATCAGTGGAATGAACTATTCCTAGCTGATCAATGTGCGTATGCTTTAGGTGGCGTATTAGTTTACTTCCCTAAGCACGCTATGATTAAGTGGTACCCTATGACTGACCTTACTCGTCTAAAACATCAAGGGAAGAAGAGTATTAATCCTTCAGTAGAGACGGATATTGGATATTCTGTACCTTATCTAAAGAAGCGTACTCGACTCACTATCCCTATTGAAAATGTTCTTAAAGCGTTCAAGGAACATTTAGCGGACAAGACTAATGGGTAGAGCTAAGTTACCTCACATTGATATACGACTTGACGAGCTTGCGGAAGCTTCGAAGAACGCCGAAGATTACGGAGAAATTGTCAATGTCGTAGTGGACGAAGTAGTTCAGAAAGCTACGAAGCCTTTGGACGATGTGATGGAGAAAATCCAGGAACATCTTACAGACGTTCAATCTATGACTACCGAAGATCTGAACTATTTCATTACCTACCTTCCTACTGTTATGTACTTTACTACAGACAGAGCCGAGTTGGTGGGTATTAAGATGGACGCAAGTGCTGCGATTCGCCGGGAAAAATACGACGATTTATATGCGTTTGCGGCCGGTAAAACAATTCCAGATAAAGAATCAGAAACTCGTAAATTAGTTATGAACGAGTCTGTTATCGAAACTGCCTATAAACGGGCCTACAAGAAGGTTCAGTCTAAACTGGAACAAGCTGATAAAGTATTAGCTTCCCTTAAAAGAGTTCACCAATTTAGACTTAATGATATCGAACTCACACAATATAATTCAACAGGAGTAACATTACATGCAAAAAGAAATCGCCGTAAAGATGATTGACCCTAAATTGGACCGACTTAAATTCACAGGAGATTGGGTCGATGTACGAACTAGTTCCATTACTGAAATCAATGCTAGTAAGGAACAAGTTTCGAAATGTCGAACCATTCTTCAAAAAGCTCAAGTCTGTCCTATTAAGGCGGGCGAAAGCATTAAAATTGCACACGGGTTTGCTTTAGAGTTACCTAAAGGACACGAAGCTATTCTCCATCCTCGCTCAAGTCTGTTCAAGAAGACAGGACTAATCTTTGTTTCTAGTGGAGTTATTGACGAGGGTTATAAAGGGGATACAGATGAGTGGTTCTCCGTATGGTACGCAACCCGTGACACTGAACTATTCTACGACCAACGTATTGCCCAATTCCGAATCCAACCTAAGCAACCCGAACTGAAGTTTAACTTCGTGGATACTTTAGGTAACGACGCTAGAGGGGGGCATGGAAGTACAGGAGATTTCTAATGAAGCTAGAACAACTTATGCAAGATTGGAATAAGGATTCCAAGGCGTTGGTAGCTGTACATGGATTAGAGCGGGAGAACTTACCTCGTATCCCGTTCTCTACTCCTATTATGAACTATCAGACGTATGGAGGACTTCCTCGTAAGCGGGTCATTGAGTTCTTCGGACCCGAGTCTAGTGGTAAAACTACATCGGCATTGGATATCGTGAAGAACGCCCAGTACATTTTCCAGGAAGAGTGGGAACAGTTACAAGAGGATCTGAACACCAAATTAGAAGAGTTACAGAACGCAAAAGGTTCGAACAAGACTAAAATTAAGGAAATCCAAATGCGTCTAGACGCCCATAAGGAACCGCTGAAAATTGTATACCTCGATTTAGAGAATACATTAGATACAGATTGGGCTAAGAAATTGGGCGTGGACGTGGACAACCTTTGGATTGTACGTCCGGAACATAATTCCGCAGAAGAGATCCTTCAGTATGTACTAGATATGTATGATACAGGAGAAGTAGGTCTTATTGTTTTAGACTCTTTACCTTACATGGTTAGTCAGAACTTGATGGACGAGGAGTTGACCAAGAAAGCCTACGCAGGTATCTCCGCGCCGTTAACGGAGTTCAGTCGAAAAGTAACTCCACTACTGACTAAATACAACGCTATTTTCTTAGGTATTAACCAAGTACGGGAAGACCTAAATAGCATGTACTCCACCTACTCTACTCCAGGTGGTAAGATGTGGAAACACGCTTGCGCGGTCCGAATTAAGTTCCGAAAAGGTGACTTTATTGACGAGAAGGGTGAAAAGGTTAATAGGTCCGCTCGTAACCCGGCAGGTAACATGGTAGAAGCCTTTGTAGAAAAGACTAAAGCCTTTAAACCCGACCGTAAATTAGTTCAATATACATTGTCCTATCACGAAGGTATTCAAGTGGAAAGTGACCTTGTAGATGTAGGAATTGAATACGGTTTTGTAGGAAAGAGTGGAGCATGGTTCACTATCCTTGACCCAGATACTGGTGAAATTTTACAAGATAGTGCCGGCGAGGATTTAAAATTCCAAGGTAAGGCTCGTATCGTAGAACGTCTAAGAACAGATGATGAAGTATTTAATGACCTAATGACCGCAGTACATGAAGCTATTACTTACGAAGAACAGTAGGAGCTAGTCATGGTTCAACGAACACTATTTAATCGACCTACAGGTCCTAAATTAGCTACAACTAGAAAGCGTCCACCTCTTAATTCTAAGGTACTTACCCTTATGAATCAAAGGGAACGTCAAATTTTAGTTCACTCTAATTTGTACTATCGGCAAAATACGAATATTGTATCAGATTTTCAGTACGATAGATGGAGTCATGAGCTATATGACCTAATTACAAAATATCCTAAAGAATTTAGGAAGTCCGCATGGTTCCAAGCATTTAGGGACTTTGATGGAAATACTGGAATGGGCTTACCGTATACACATCCATGGGTAGAAGGTACGGCCCTTCATTTATTGAAGATTACAGGAGGGAAAAGCTAGTGATAAATTTAGCTAATAAATATCGCCCAAGAGCCTTTCAAGACGTAGTAGCTCAAGGGTATGTAAAGCAGATTTTACTGAACCAATTAGAAACTGGAGAGATTAAACATGCCTATTTATTTTGCGGAGGAGCTGGGACGGGTAAGACTACGTCCGCTCGTATCTTCGCAAAAGAGGTAAATAGTGGGGAAGGTACTCCTATTGAAATTGACGCAGCGTCTAATAATGGTGTAGAGAATGTGCGTGACATTATAGAGGACAGCAAGTTTAAATCGCTAGACAGTAAGTACAAGGTGTATATTATTGACGAGGTTCATATGCTTTCTACAGGAGCATTTAATGCGTTACTAAAGACACTAGAAGAGCCTCCCGCAGGTACTATCTTCATTCTATGTACCACTGACCCTCAAAAGATTCCTGCTACAATTATGTCCCGAGTTCAGAGATTCGACTTTACTCGAATTAGCGTTGACGACATTGTTAGCCAGCTTAAGTATATCCTAGAGTCCGAGAACGCCGAAGGAGCTTCGTACGACTACGATATCGAGGCTTTACGGTTCATTGCTAAATTAGCAAATGGTGGGATGCGTGACGCTATTACACGTCTAGAAAAAGTATTAGATTATACAGACTACGTAACTGTTCAGGAAGTAGCTGATGCTTTGGGTACTCCTGATTACGAAACGTTCGTAAACTTAACTAACACTATCCTATCTAATAGTACGTCAGACGCATTGAAACTTTTAGACGAGTTCCACATGAGCGGTAAGGACCTTAAACTAACCATGCGTAACTACACTAACTTCTTAGTCGATGTATGTAAGTACTTCCTAACGAAGAATTTAGAGCTTACTAACTTACCGGACCATTTAGAAGAAGATTTAGCAGACATTAGAAATTCTACTGGATACTCTATCTTACTATGGATGTTAGAAGAAATGAACTCCTTGAACTCTACTATTAAATGGGAACCAAACGCTAAACCTATTATCGAAGCACAGATACTATTAATGACGCAGGAGGATTGATATGATTAAGTTCATCGGCCAGGGTAAGGCTAAAGAGTTTGTAAAACGCCGCAAGTCCTTACCTAACTGTACTGTCATTATAGGACCTAAACGGAGCGGTAAGAGCACGTTTGCGCGGTATATCTGCGAGGAATTAGGGTATAATTGTGTATTCATTGATAACAAGGTCGACAGCATTCGGGAAATGATTGAACTTAGTTCAAGTCTAGCCCAGCCTACTTTATTCGTTACTCGCATGTCGGGAATGTCAGTAGGCGCTAAAAACAGTCTGCTAAAGGTAACAGAAGAACCGCCTAAGAATGTTCACTTATGTCTACTAGCCTACACGGAAGGTGACGTATTGGATACACTAATCTCCAGGTCGTGGGTTATTAACTTACTACCTTACTCCTGCGACGAAGTTGCGTACTACCTAGAGCGCTATGTGAAAGGTGTAAGGGACATTATTCCCCTTAGTACCCTATTTAGTAGTCCTGGACAAGTTAACCAAGTTATAACGGAGTACGGCAAGGAAGGACTAGAATTGTATTTAGATAAAGTTCAATTCTTTTACGACAATATCTTTGAAGCTTCCTCTAGTAACGCACTAAAGATGGCTGATTGGTTCCGTTTCAAGGATACTGACGCCGCAGAAGATACACTAATACCTGAACTATTTTTAGAACTATGTATGAACTATATAGGTACACAAAATCGTAACATTTTAGATACTGATACACTTGTTCGAAACTATGAACTTCTTCGAAAACTTGCAATCTGTTTAGGTTCTGTAAGTACTAGGGGACGGAACAAGTTATTCGCGATTAATAAGCTAATTAAGGAGGTACACGAAATTGGCTAATTTAATGGAGTTTATGACTCATATTAGAGAAGATAGATTACTTCCTTTTTACATCTTCACTGGCGAAGAGATTGGGCTCATGAATGTATACCTGGGTCATATTCAGTCACCTGTTATTCGCGAGAGTAGTGTAGCTAGTGTTATACGTCCATTAACTCAACGGTCTATTGTAAATACTAACCGTGTTTACGCAGTAAGGGATGACAAGGATTTTATATCCAATGAATCCCGCTGGAAAGTTTTAGAGGACATTAAGTACGGTACACTTATCCTGATGTACACTAAACTGGACTCGCGCAGTAAATTCCTAAAGCAGTATCCAGATAATGTAGTCATGTTTGATAAAATGACTACACCTCAATTAGTGAATCACTTCTCTAAGAAATTCAGATGTACGGTACCTATCCTTGAGTATGTCATTGAAGCATGTGACCGAGATTATTCGCGAATTGAAAACGAGTTAGACAAAATTAGTCGAGTAGACTTACCTACTGAGGAAGCCGTGGATTCACTAATTTACCGGGAATCTGAGTTCGAAATCTTTGAGGCCGTTAAATGTGTTATTAGTTATCGACCTACCCAGGCTTTCGAACATATTCATACCTTACTAAGTAAGCATGAAAATGTACTAGGATTTCTTACTCTACTGTACAATCAATTCAGCGCCGCAAGTCGAATATTAGGTACAGATAACGCTAAAGAATCTACTGTAGGTATTAAACAGTTCACTATTAATCAAATTAGGTCGAACTTTAATTACACATTAGATTCGGCTTTTGAAGGAATGGTAATTATCGGGGACATAGTCGAAGGTATTAAATCTGGACTATATACAGATGTAACAGGTGTTCAAATTTGCCTATTAAAACTTTTTGAATTGTCGTAAACCAATTCGATAAATTCGGTGTATATTAAACTAAGTAAAGGAGGAGCCAATGGGTAACAAATCACCGACAAAACTAGCCCGAGTATTCCTAGCTGGGAATTTAGGGTACCTAGAAAGCCTAATTAGTCAATATGGACCTAATATGTCCATTCAGGAAATTTACAATAAAGAAAAGGAAAAACAAAAATGACGAACATTAAAACATTCAAGCAGCTAGTTACTAAGCATATTCAGCGTGATGGGGTTGATAACCTTTTAGAGTGGGTAACGAATGAAACTGACTTCTTAACTGCTCCAGCTAGCACTCGATACCATGGTTCATATGAAGGTGGATTGCTTGAACATTCCCTTAACGTATTCAACCAACTTGTCTGGGAAATGGACCATGTAGTAGGGGAAGGTTGGACTGAACTATATTCTATGGAAACCGTAGCTATTGTAGCATTGTTCCACGACCTTTGCAAAATTGACCGTTACGTATTAGGTCAGAAATGGCGTAAGGACGAGAACGGTGAATGGGAGTCTTACGACGCCTACGAATACAATCAACAGAAACCTGAAATGGGACATGGTGCTCAATCCGTATACTACCTACAAAAATTCATTCAGTTGACTGAAATGGAAGCTCAAGCTATTTACTGGCACATGGGAGCCTATGATATTAGCCCTTATTCAACCCTAGCGGCTTGCAGTGAAACCTTTAAATGGAACCCACTGGCATTCTTGTTACACCGTGCGGATATGGCGGCTACGTATGTAGTAGAAAATGAAGCTTTTGAATATGCCACTGAACCTGCAGTAGGGGAAGCTGAACCGGCTGAAGAAGTGGAAGAAAAACCAGCTCGTAAGCGTGCCCGTAAAACTGTTAAGGAAGAGCCTGTAGAGGAAGAGCAGGAAGAAAAACCAGCTCGTACTCGTCGACGCCGTAAAGTAGCTAAAGAGGAGGACGTACAAGAAGAGCAGGAAACTGAACAAGAAGAACCTGTAGCACGTATCACTCGACGTAAAAAGGTAGCTGAAGCTGAACCGGAAGAGATGAAGGAAGAGGAACCAGTGGAAGAGGAAAAACCATCCAAGATTCGTCGACCTCGTAAAGGTGTACGGGCTAAATCAGGTGACCCGGTAGTAACTACCTACTACTTCTACAACGAAGCTGACGACTACTACTACAAGAAAGACGTTAATGAGCCGGACAACGGCGACGACATTTTAGTAGCTGAACTTGAGTATTTAGATGCTATGTGTCCAGTACTCGAAGAAGACTTCTTCTACACGCTTGACGGTAAACCTGGCAAATTAGCTAAAGGGGAACGTTTGCCTGAGGAATACGACGAAGAGACTTGGGAACCTATTACTGAGGAAGAGTATGAAGAGTTGACTAAGCCAGCTGAAACTACGGTAGTACGCGCATCTCGTAAGAAGCCTACTCCAAGCCGTCGACCACGTCCATAAGGAGGTATATGTATGTGTCAACATTGTGAAGGACATGATACTGCTGATGTATCATTCGTGTTACGTAACGAAGCAGGGAAGGCTACTGAAATTAACTTCTCCTACGAGGAGCTAGAGCAGTTCGCTAAGCAGATTGACGAGATGTCGCATAAGGGACATGAGAACTTCCAAAAGATGACTGCCCTTGCTTATTTAAGTAATAAGGAAGTTCAGCAAGCGGAAATTCGTACAGCTTTAATTGACGCTAAGTTTGCAACCTACCGTGAAGCAGTATTAGAGGCCGCTGAGAAGTGTACGGACCTTGAACATTTCCGTCGGGAATTGAAAACTATCGAAAACACTAATGAATTAGTAGAGAAGCTATCACCGTCACTTGCACGAATGATGGAGGACTAGTATGGAACGAATATGCGCAGTAATGGTATTTGAATACCATAACGATTCTAAACCTATAGAAATACCTGCGTTATTCGATTGTATGGAAGATATAGAAGCCATAGTGGACTATGTTGAACTAGTGATGGATGACCCAGACCCTTCGCGAGGAGGGTCCGTTATCCTGACTCCATACAATCCGGACATTAACGGAGAGTATATCGCAGTAAATTGCGTAGTTAGTCTAAGACATATTAAAGCAATGAAATGTACGTGCAGTGTAATTAAATATAAGGAGCCGCTAGATGTCTCAAAATCGTAGACAGTTATCCACTAGTGTCAAGGCGTTTGTGGAGGACTATAAACGGGCAAAGCTTAGAATAGCCTATCTAAATTCCAAACACGCGCACAATGTGGATAATGAATTAGAGAGTTTGACTCATTTTGTAAAATGTATAGATGACATGGTATTATGCTTTCCAGAAAGCCAGCAGATTATTTTCCAGAAGTGTATATTAGATGACCTTCCAGTTACGAAAGCAGCTTTGGAAATTGGATATCATTATACATGGGTACTAGAACTTCGAGACCGTGTTGTTAAGGCCTTGGAGAGCGCGATTCAAAATGATGGAATTATTACATCCGATTTAGGATTAAAATTAAAGGGGGTTATAGATGGTAACTGCATTAATTAAAGGCGTTAGCATTATCTTATTTCTAGCCAGTGCGCTAAGTGCATTATACGCACTACTGCGTCTACCGTTATTAGATAGAGGCGCAGATATAAATCCAGTAGCGATAATAGCAGGTCTAATCTGTAGTACCGTTATTCTCGTGATTACCGGCTGGTATTTAACGGTAATGTCATGAGGAAGGGTATACCGACTAGAAGAGCTAGTTCGCGACAGGAGAAGCAAATTGCACGTGAATTAGGCGGACGTGTTCAGCCTAATAGTGGAGCAACTGATTTCTATAAAGGTGACGTCATGACAGACAATATGCTTATTGAATGTAAGACTGTTATGAAACCTCAACGTTCCATTACGGTTAAGAAAGAATGGTTCGAAAAGAATGAGCGGGAACGGTTCGCTAGTAAGAAAGACTATTCCGCAGTAGTCTTTGACTTCGGGGACGGACAAGAACAGTATATAGCTATGGATGTTAAAGCATTTAAAAGGTTACTTAGAGACCAGAAGGAGGACATATGACAGATAACCAGAAGTGTTTATTAGTAGTAGATGAAAAAGGTCAATTACGCCAGTATGAGTTAGACGGGGTGAACAGTACTTACCTAGATGTAACTAATCTAGACCCTATTGTACTGAAAACGGTAATTGAACTAATTTCTCGTAGCCGAGTTGGTGTAACTAAATACGGCACTACACTACATGAAAACCACGCAGATGATTTTTTACAACATGCTAAGGAGGAAGCACTAGATTTAGCTAACTACCTTACCAAGTTGCAATCAGAGCAAAAATAAAAAGACCTCTCTCAGGTCTTTTTTTATTTGTTCGAATTATTTACAAGCTGCTCGTAAGCGAAGTCAATTAATTCTTGTCGAGTAAACTGATACGCCTTACCATTTAGTACTACGACAGGAAGTAAGCTAGTGTCTAAACCTACACATCCAATACCGTCACTTGTTAGCAGGAACTCCATATCGTTACGGAGTAAGGTCACATCCTTTAGGTCTTTAATACTTCCTACCATTCTCCGTCCTCCACTTCTTTTACTACCGTGTTACAGTCCAAGCATCGCCAGAATTTGCCGCTAGGAACAGGTTCAGGTACATTTAACTTATCCCCAAACTGATTAATAGTAAACACTCCTGGGTACTTAAATGTACATCCAATTTCCATAGACTTACATTTTGGACATTGTAGTTTTTCGAACTTTTTCTTGTGTTTGAACAATTGAACACATTCTAAATCAGTGAACAATCTATCGTCCTTATAGACAATACCTTCCATTAACTCGTCTTCTGAACAACCCTCGTCTAACAAGTCTCCGATAGTGTGAGAGTAGGCGGTGAGTACAGAAAACAATCCGGGCGCGTGTCTTTTACTAACTTGAAGTTCAGTACAGGTCATCCAGGGCTGAGGAGTTTTCGTGAAGATTCGAATTCCTTCAGTATAACTCAAGTTCGGGTCAATGTTCCCTAACAGGCGCAAGACAGTTCCATTCATAATCATGTCTACATATACCTGAAATGTATCCATATTAGGTAAATACTTACAAGTAATCTTTCTATATAGAATGGATGGAATATCTCTTACGACCGTAGCTGGTCTAGTTCTATGAGGCTTACGTTTCTTATTCTTAGCCATTATTCCTGTACCGCTGTAGGTTGTTTTAACTCTACAATTTCCTTCCCTTGGTATTTTACCACTTCTTCTAATTGAACCACTTTGGATTCTAGGTTATGTAAACGGTAATCTAAACGCTGACGTTCCTCCCAAATTGTAACAAGGGTAAATATTAGAATACCGAATGCGCAAAGTGTGGCAAGTGTAGTAATTGAATAAATAACACGGTCAATTCTAATTCTTCTCTTCATGTATGGGTACATATTAAACCTCTTTCTCTACTGTAATTCTAAAATCTTGTTCATTTAGGCTTAGAGACAAAACTGTCCCAAGTCTTTTTTCATTCGTTAATAAATCAATAATAATTTCTAAAACTTGCTTACCTAGAACTAATTGGGTTGCTACGATATCTGACTCGTCCATTGTTATACCTCCTTAATTAACTGATGTGCATAAGCTAAACAAGATGAACTTCCGAACTTATTAGCTAAATGTTGGTAATAGTTAGCTTCTTCAATTTTACTAACTTTGTTTTCCTGAACCTGACGGTCCGCGAAAGTCATAGGGGCTTGATTATTTGCTCGGTCAAAAATTAACATGGGATACCTCTTTCTATTTTGTATATTCTTCGAAAATTGGAATAACTTGTTCGGCGATATGTTTCTTTCGAACAGTTACTCGACCTCTTGCAGGTGCGTTCATAATTTTACGACATTGTTCCAAAGTTCTCATGCCGTAACTTGCGGCTAATTGAAGCCATTTAGCTTCCGCAGGTTCAACTTTAATGTATCTAAGTGTACGTGGATTAACTGTATAGCTTCCTAAACTCTGAAACAGTGGTACACATCCTTCGCCAATGGAGGGGATATTCCAAACTTGATAATCCCCTGTAATAAATTGCGCCGGATAGAAAGTATTCGAACCTTGTACAATAATATCCATTCTATTTACCCCCCCC